TCAGATCTCCTCGACCAGCTCTGGTGGTAGTTCGGGTGTGGGCGTTTCGGGCCTGTGTTGTCGCGCCCAGCCCATCCATTCACGGATGTGGCGGACGGCAGCGCGGAGTTTGTCGCGATATTGGTCGCGCTGGCCTACGACGATGGCTAGTTGCGCTTCCAGGTCGCGGACTTTGCGCGAGGTGCGGGCTTGCCAGGCGCCGAGGATGGCGACGATGGCGCCGCCGACAGCTTGGATCTGATCGGGGCTCATTCGGCCGGCCCGTCCGACCCGCCGCCGCGGATGTCTTGGGCGAGTTTGAGGCCGGGCAGGCCCGAACCGATCAGGCCGGCGATGGAGATCACCCATTGCAGTCCGCTGGAGGCATCCATTTTCCCAGAGATGACCATGGCTACGGTCCCGCCGAAAACGACGATGAACATGACCGCATAGACGATGAGACGTGTGGTGTCGTTTTGCGGCACTGGGTTGGGCATGACGGGTCCTCTCGGGGTTGTGGATAACGACGTACGTGCAGGTCAGGACGGGTGCGGGTGGAATGCATGCAGGTGGGCGTGGATAATGGCGCGGTACGGTGATCCGGTATCCGGCGGTGTAATACAGTTCGGTGACGTTCAACGCGATCGCGTGCGCAGAAGCTCGCACGCAGGCACACTGAGGTAACGGGGTGGATGGCCAAACACCGCAGGCCGGATCGGCAGAAGCATGATCGCGCCGACCTAGAATCCATCCTTTTGGAGGTGGAAGCGCATGGTTGGCGAGTCGAACGAGACCGTGGATACTTCAAGACGTACTGCCCATGTGTCGATAAGCACATGAAGACCGTGAAACTAACGCCGTCCGATCCGCGTTATCCACTTAACCTGCGAAAATGGTTCCAACGACAGACATGCTGGAAGGAGATGACATGACCAGCTACAACTTCGACATCATCATCGAGTTCCCAGCGGACTGCCCCGAATCAGAGTTTGAGTCCATCTTCGACCAAGTTGCCGACGCTGCCGACCAGCTCGCCGGGCTGGACGCGGACGCGGGCGCAAACACCGGGGCGCGCACGATCGACATCTGCATGACGTTCGTCGGCAGTGCCGACGAGTCCGACGCCATAGCGAAAGCGCTCAGTGCGGCCAGGACGGTGCTGCACACGGCGGGAATGCACACGCCCGGATGGGATCGGATCATCCGGAAAGCGCGACTGAGCACACCCTTTAATCTGCTCGGCGATGACTGCGATACCGGCCAGCACTTCGCGCTGAGCAGCTAGGTCAACGCCGGAATCCGGCGATGATGTCGTAGGCGACGGCGATGCCGTCCTTGCCGCCGAACTCGGGTTTGGGCAGGTGGTACTCCCCGTGGGTTTGCAGACCCGGTAGCGCGGCGATAAGGCCGATGAGGCCGGGGATGTTCTGCAGTACTCCGGTGGGCGACAGCAGTCGGCGCAGATCGTCGTCGACCTTGGTATCGCGTGAGGATCCGGCCTGGCCCATGAGGTTGCCGAACAGGGGGGTCTGACCCACACCCTGCAGGCCGGAGATCATGCCCAGACCCATTTGCGCCATGGGGCCGAACCCGCCGAGTAGCGGCCCGATGAACGGCAGCGCCGCGGTGGCCCAGTCGGTGATGATGGGTACCGCGATGCGCAGTACGTGCACAAAGAACGGCAGCTCCAGCTCGGCCTGCACGATGATCGCATAGAACGCCGGGCGGATATTGTCTGGCGCGACGGCATAGAAGTCATTCCGGGCGTTGACATTGCGCACCAGCTTGGCCAGCCACGCGGGCCGAACCTTGCGGGCGATGCCCGTGACCGGAGTTGAGGGGTTGCCGAACTGGACCACGCCGTTGATCCGGTCGCGCAGATGCCGGTACTTGCCGGGAGGCGAAGGCGTGCGCGTCGGGTCGCCGGGATGGATGAAACCGCCGTCGCCGAACAGGATTTCGAGTGCGTCCTCCATGCCGTCGGCTGACTGCGAGTAACCTGAGAACCACAGCTCGAGATCGGGGTCGTTGATGTCGGCGTTGTGGTCGAGGCAGTATTCCAGCGACTTGTACTGGTCGTAGGTGACCTCGTTGTAGCTGAATTTCGCATCGCCGCCGAGCAGTCCGAGGTAGCCGCCCTTTTGGAATGACAGCGGTTGGTGGTTGATCTTGAGCACGTCCTTGCACCACTCGCCGAGGGCGAAGCTCGGACCCACGTTCCAGTCCGCTCCCGAGCCTGGCGACGAATACAACCAGATCTTGCGCCGCGGGCGTGGAGCCACGGTGCCGCCGTAGCCGACCCGGCTTGCGGTCAGCTCATCGAATACGCCGGTCTGCGGTAATCCGAGTCGGCGCTGCATTTCTCGGGTGAACGCGGCGTCGCCGTTGCCGTAGTAGCCGTCCACCGGGCCCATGAGGTCTCCGTACGCCTCGGCGTACTGCTTGGCCCATCGTTGCCAGTGCGACACGTCGTCACCGCGCGCATCCGAAGACCCGGACTTGAGCGGTAGCCGCGCGCTCATCGGAGCACCACCCCGGCCTTGCTGCGATCTGCTGTGCCGCACACCTTGTCTCGGATCTCGGCGACGGCCTCGACGAGGGTTTGGCCGCCGAGGCAGTTCCACTGCATGTTGAGCTGATCGTCGGCGGGCCCCACGATGACGGGCTGTGGCGTTGCAGGGGTGGCAGCGGTTTCGAGCTTGGCATCCAGGTACCAGAAGTCGCTGAACAGCGGGTCATTCCAGGCGCGGGCGTTGTCGTAGTAGTCGACTCCGACGCCGTTGCGGTTTCCGTGGCTCTCCCAGTCAATACCGCGCACTGACGGCTTGATCTCACCGCCCGGAACGTCGGCGTAGAACAGTGTGCACGCGGTGTGGCTGTATTCGCCCCCTCCGCCGTGCTGCAACCCGACGAGCATGATCGGCTGAAAACCCAGCGCCTTCACGCCACCGGCAGGCAATCGCTTGAACCCGATGTCGAAAACAATCGTGTAGTTCAAACGGAATGATTCCGTTGAGCCGTAGCGGTTTCCGGACCAGTCGGTGCGACCCATCAGCAGCGCGCCAGTCTGCAAGACAAGCCCCGAGCAGTCAGTAGAGCGCTTCGGGTCGGTACTGAACGCGCCACCGAATGCGTACGGCAGTCCCCGGCGTGCACGGCAGAAGTTGTCAACCTCACGGGCCTTGAGTTTCGTGATCACCGTGGTCATCGGGTGTACTCCTTTTCGATGCGTGGGTCGATTTCTTGGGCGTAGGACGAAAGCCGGTCGGATGCCCACCAGCCCAGCCGGAATGAGACGGCCGCGAGTGCGGCGTAGAACGCACCGTGCTTGAGCAGTTGGTTAGGCATCGCGTGGGGTCCAGTCGGTGACTTCGGTGTCGGTGGCCCAGTGCCCGCCGTGGGCTGGGTGCATGACGCCCCAGCGGTTTTCGCCCGATTGGACGGCCACGGCGCCGAACAGGTGTGATGTGGGGTCGGTGCATTGTTTGACTTCTGGCAGGTTCACGGGTCAATTCCCTTCTGTGGCGGTGGTTTCGGTGGCGAATTCGGCGCGGTAGTCGGCGGGGGTGAGTACGCGGATTTGGCCGGTCGATGAGACGACGATCCAGCGGTCGGCGAGGGCGATGAGTTCGGCCGATCCGTCGCGGCGCATCAACTGGATACGCCAGGCGGTGGGGTTCTCGACTTCTTGGGAACCGTGGACGATGCCGTAGTGCAGCTTTCGGGCGGTCAGCAGCGAGTCGATCATCATCAAGGTCTGCGCGGCGCTCTGCGGTGTGCCGTCGAAGTACATGGCCTGGTAGGTGGTCTGTTTCAGCGGTGTCGCGTCGGTGAATCCCATGATTTCTCTGTGCCTTTCGCGGTGCGGTCTTAGGGTTTGGGTTCGACGATGATGTGGCGGTCGGAGAAGGTTGCGGTGCTGGTGCTGGTTTTGTAGACGGCTTTGAACGTGGTGGTGCCTGGGGTCAGGCCGGTCAGGTGGATGCGGCAGGCCAGGGTGCCGTAAAGGCCTGCGGTGACGGTGCGTCCGTAGGCGGCGGTGGCGTCGGTCGCGGCGCGGGCGTTGGCGCCCGAGAGCGCACAGCCCATGTAGCCGGTTTGTGCGGCAGCCCCGCCGGATGAGTACGCGGCCGACACATCGATGGTGACTTCGCCGCTGGCGGGAACGTTCAGAGTGACCGAGGGCCCGGGGGTGGCCAGGTCCACGTAGGCGGTGCTGTTGGTGCCTTGGGCGGTCGCGACGGTGCCCGAGACGATGCGGGCGGGGGTGCCGGTGTCCAGGAACGCGAACTGTGACATCGAGCCGGGCAGGGCCGGGTCTGAGGATGCCCAGCCGCCGCTGCGGTAGGCCGCGCCCATCAGGGAGGTGGCGCCCGAGTCGTTGTAGGAGTCGAACGCGGTGCCGTTGACCCCGACGGTGAAGGTGCGGGCGGCATCGGAGGTCAGGGTGAACGCGTTGAACGGGATCGCGGCCCCGACCGTGCCGGTTTTCCATGCGGACTTGGCCCCGGACGCCACGCGGCCCAGCTCGTAGTGGGTGACACCGGAGACATCCCAGATCCGCAGATAGACGTAATCGGTGAACGAGGCGTTGGCGCGGATGATGAGCATGTAGCCGCCGGCGGCCCCGCCGGGCGCGATGGTGCGCCACTGCCCGGCGGCGGTCATCGAATCGGTTTGGGCGACCCCGGTGTTGAGTTTGAGTGTGGGCAAGATCAGGGTGCCCATGGCGGTGAACTGGGGCGGGATTGGTGCGCGGGCGCGCATCCAGATTTTGGCCGGGCCGCCGGTGCCACCCTTGGTGTAGTTGCCGAACAGGCCACCGTTACCGCCCGCACCGCCACCGGCCACGCCACCGATGCCCGCGTTGCCGGTGCCCCCGGATCCGGCGGTGAAGGCCTCCCCGAACGCCGACAAGGTTTGGGGGCTGATGGTTTTCCCGTTCTGCCCGCTGCCGCCGCGCCGCGCCCCCTCACCACCTGCGCCGCCCGCCACGGTGGCCACCGGTGTGCCGGTGGGGCTGGTGATCGTCGAGGTATCACCAGCGCTGCCGTTATCGCCGAAGCCCAGGCCCTCGTCTTGCCCGCCCAGACCGCCGCCCCCGGCGAAGATCGAATAGGCGCCCGCCTCGATGGGGAAGGTGCCGGTGGCCCACGCTCCGGGGTAGCCGCCGACACCGAATGCTCCCGAGCCGCCTTCACCGGCACCTCCGCCACCGGCGGCGGGGGCGATCACATACTCGCCGTACCCGCCTGCCGCCCATGCCGGGGGTGTCCACGGCGCGGTGCCTGGACCGGTGAATACGGTGGTTTCTGCGGGCCGGAACGTGATCGAGGCACTGAATCCGCCGACATCGGAGAGGATATTTTGCAGCGCATTGATCGCCGCGCCTTGAGAATTGACCGTGTTGACCAGGGCGGCCATCGCCGCGTTGGCCTGCTCCTGGGAGGCCCGGGGCACATTGTTGCCGCCGAACTGATTGAACAGCTGGGTCGGGATCGAGGCCAGCGCCTCGGCCCAACCCTCGATGGTTTGACCGACGGCGTTGGGGGTGTCCCGTACCGCATTGATCCCGGCATCGATGACGGCCTGTAGGTCCGTGGACATGTCCTTGGTCAGGTTCGGGATCACGTCTTTGCCGAGCTTGCCGGTCTGGACCTTTGATGCGTCCAGCGGTGGAATGTTGCCGCCGGAGAGCACGCCGGAGATGATGTTGGCCGCGATGTTGGTGATGCTCAGGAACGTTTGGGTGATCTTGCCGCTGATGATCTTGGAGGCATCCAGGCCGGGAATGTGCCATGACGGTATGAGTCCGCCGATGAGTTCGGCGAAGGCATTCAGCGGCTTGATCAGTGTGTTGACGACGTTCTGCCAGATCTGTTCGGGTGTGGGCGGGTTGTTGAAGTCGATCCCGCCGAATATTCCGCTGAACAGTCCGTTGATAATGCGGATGATGTCGCCGACCACCGGCAGGTTTTCAGCCCAATTGCGTAGTTGGTCAAACGAACTCACGCCCGGAATGAGTGTGCCCACTACCGCGAGGACCACGCGGGCGATGAACTGTTCGACGAACCCTTTGCCGAACTCCTGCAACTGTTGGGGCGTGAACGGCCGTGTGAGCCCGCCGCCTTGCTCGCGGTGCACCGGGGCCGAGGGGACATCTCTTGCCCAATCGGGGATCTCGGGCTGGTTGTCGGTCACAGCGGCCAGGCCTCGATGTTGAAGTGCGACATCGCGGCGGTGGCGGTGTACGTCGATGTGCCGGTTTGGCGCTCGCACCGGATGTGTACGGTGGCCGAGGTGCCAGCGGCAATGGTGTCGTAATCGTCGGTGGTGCTGCCGGGGCCGATGGGCTTGCCCGGTGAGAACGCCAGCCGATCAGTCTGGGCGATGCCCACGCAGCGGCCCACGATGTTGCCGTTGGCCTCGCCGTTGAGCCGGGCCAGCAGATTCACGCGCACGTCGGCCGCTTCGCCAGTAACGACCGTTTGGCCTTGTGCGCGGATACGCCGAGGCCACGGGCGGGCAGGGATGTCGATCGCGGCCATAGTCCCGTTCGCGTTGCCCGTACCGATGTTCTTGATTTCGCCCGGGTAGAACACCTCGGGAACCTTTTGCGGCACAAGCTCAAAACCGAGCAGGTCGGTTTTGACGGCCGGAATCCACCCCGCCTTGGGATTGGTCGACAGGTCCAGCGGATTCCAGCGGGTCGCGCCGTCTTTACCGGTCTTGCCGGTGTGTAGCGCCAGGTGCATCTTCCACCTGCCGGGCGTGTTATCCGTTGGGGGAGTGATGAGTTCAAAAAATGCTGAATCGGGTGTCGCGTCTTCGGGGGCCAGCGGTGTCAGATCGATCTTCTCGTCGAACTCGGCATGCTTTCCGGGCGGGCCCTGCTCGACCCCGGACACCCCTCCCATGATTCCGCCGTCTTCGCGCAACAGCACGTGCGCCACCCCGGTGCCGTCGACCGGGACCAGGGTGTAGCCCTGTCCCTGGTAATAGCGTGCGCCGTTGAAATCGACGATAGGCCAAGCCATGTGGGTTACCTCCGGTTAGGACTGGGGGGCCAGTGTGATGACGTTGATGGCTTCAAATGCGCCAGTGATGAAGCGTTGAATCCTGCCCAAGGGGGCCTCGTCGCGGCGGCCGTCACCGAGCTGCACCAGGGTGGTCTGCTCGGTGGGGGTGATGCGCCACATGGTGTTCTCGATGTAGTCGGTGATCATCTTGGTTCGGCGGTGATACACCAGCGACATCAAGCCGCCCTCGAAAATGTCTCGGCCCAAGGCATATTGGTCACCGTTGCGGAAAGTGACCTGCGCCGTGGTAGCGCCTTGGGCATCGAAAATCGCGTTGATGAACGCGAACATGGTTTCGATGTTGTACGGGGCACTGGCGGTCGGGTAGAACCGCTCGATGGCCGGATGAAAGGGGCCCACCTCGTCGCGGACCTGGTACACCTGGACCATCTGGAACGCCAGAAAGCTGTTGTTCAGGAATCCCGAGAGCAGATCCGACGGGATGCCGGAGAACCCGACCACGATCATCAACGAATCGATCAACCACGCAAACGTGGCATTCATAAGATCGTTCAACCACTTTGGAGAACGACCGCCGATGATGTGTTGCCAGCCCTCGGGGGTGTGGTCGGCGATTTCACAGCTGATGATGTTGGAGTCCTCGCCCTCTTCGGGGGCCACGACGTAGGCGTAGGGCTGCTCAAAATCGACACCGAGCTTGGGGGCGTAGAACACCCCGCTCATACCGGGTACCTGCTGGATGACCGGCTTGAAGATGTCACCGAGTGATCCGCCGAGGTCGATGACGGTCTTGATCACCGAATCGGCAACGGTTTTGGAGGGTCCCGAGATTTGCTGGCGGTCCCGGGTCGAAAAGACGTACGTGGCCGAATCGAGGTTGGCCCACTTGTCCGGTTGCGGGTCACCGGGGCGCCACAGGTCCATGCGGGTGTCCACACCGTAGGCGCGGGTGACATCCTTGATGACCGTTCCGCAAGTTTCCATGCGAACGGTCTTGGCGCACATGGGCGATGTGTCCAGGAACGGGTTGGTGCGCTGCACATAGGTGGGGGTGCGCAGCATCTTGCCGAAGGTCTGCACCGAGAGCTTGTCGCGCTTGAGGGCCTGCAGGATCGTGCCCATCCATGCCCGGATGTCGCCGTTGAGCGACAGGCCGTTGTTGACGAACTCCAGCCACCCGGACTGGATGCGCAACGCGCACTCGGCGACCATGTTCTCCACGCAGGTCTGCAGCGCCCAGATGAAGATCGCGTGCGAAATAGGCTGGGCGGCAAGGGGAAGCCACCACGTCGGCCAGATCACGTAGTAGTTCAGGATGTCCCAAATGCCGCGCATCTCGACATTGCCTGTCCACGCGCCCTTTTCGTAGCGGTAGCGGTGAACCTTGGTGTAGAAGTTCTGTCGGCTGCCGGCGGTCTCCATCTCGACCCCGACCAGGGTGTTGCGGCAGTCCATGAACATCTGGATCAGCGGCGAGCTGCCCTTGAGCATCAACTTTCCGGTGGGGCAGTCGTTGCGCGGCCGGGCGCCCGAACCCTCCATCAGGTCAGAGCCCACCGAGGCCATTGGGGTCCACATCTTGTCGCAGACGGTGAACCGATAGCTGGTGTCGACCTTCGAGTTTTTCTCGGTCAGGGCGCGGGCGGTGGCGGCGATCCGCGCGATATCGCCCGAGCGCTTGGCCGCCTCCCAGCGCTGCTCATCGGATATGGGCATCACGAGATGGCCCCTGGATCGCAGGGGCGCAACGCGATATGCATTAGAGCGGGTATCTCCGTCGCGGCGTGCCCGAGGCGATGATCTTGGAGTCGGCGTTGCCGCCCTCGATCGAGACCTTCACGAAATACGGCTGCGCGGGATTGCCCGGTGATTTCGGTGGTATCGCCGCGTTCTTGGAAAAGCGGCCCTTGAGGTACTTGTACAGCGGGCCCTGCGGCGGGGCGATACCGAACTGCGACTTGATCTGATCGGCGAACGCCGTACCGTTCATGCCCGCAAAGCTCATGAACTTCTCGACCGCATCCTGGAACACATCGAGTTCCTGCGGTGAGGGCGGCACCGAAGTCAGGTCTTGCACCAAGGTGGTGTGCACACGCGGATCAGTGCGCAAAAACACCACCTGATTGGGCAGCAGCGGCCCGAATTCGACATATTCATCCGAGCCGGGCCCGTCGTAGATCTTGACCTTGGTGAACGGCCCGAACAGCACGTAGTCGTCGTACATGTCCTGATCACCGATGTTGATGCGCTTGAGGAACCCGGTTTGCGCCACGGCAGCGTTATCGCCCGCGGCCAGCTTGCGGATAGAGGACGGCGTTGCCTGGCTGATCACCGCACCGGCAGCGAACATGCCGTTGCCGACGCCCCGATGCGCTGCCCCCAGAGGCGAGCCCGTCCCGGCTTCGGTGACCGACAAGATCTCCATGTCGTTACGCAGCACGCGGAACGTGCGCGGGTGATCCTCGGTGCCGCACACCAGCGTGAACTTCTCGCCCGGTAGCGGCCCGATGGGGATGGCCAGCGGCCAGCTGCGCAAGGTGGTCTCAACGAAGTTCACCGTGTAGTACAGGCGCAGGTATCCGGCGCCGTACTCGACGAACATCCCGTCGCCCGCCCAGCTGCCGTCAGGATTGCGGTTCATGCGCGCGCCCAGGATGTTTCGGCCCGAGTCGGGTACCGACCACTCCTGAAATCCCCCGTGCACCTGGGAGACGACCTGGTTATCGGTATCGGTGTCGAAATCGGGCCAGGGCCCGTTGATGACCCGGCGCCACTGGGTGCCAAACCCGTGCTCGGGGTCGTCCCACCAACGCATTTGGTCGTTGTAGGAGGTGCAAAACCCGCCGCCGGGGCCGCTGTAGCGCTGCGGAACCGCGCCGAGATCCTTGGTTTGGCGATGATCGACCGCGAAAGTATCGGTCATCGCGTCGTAGGTGAACGCGAACGAGTCCGCATGGTCGAACGACTTCCACGTGCCGGTATCGGCCTGCAGCCGCAACGTCGCCTTCTGCGAGGTGCCCTTGCGCATAGCCGAAACCGGATCGGGTTGCCCGCCTTGGAACCAGCGCACGTCGGCCCACCAATACCCGGCATCGTGATCGAAAAAGTCCAGCCGGGAACACTTGATGGCGTCCAGCGAATCGATCAGATGCCGATAGACCCGGCGCGTGCGCGCGGCATTGCGGCCCCGGCACTTGACCGTGAGCTTGACCTCGACCGGATCCAGAAACGCGTCGATATGATGAACGCCATCCTCGGTCGCACCCTTCTGAGTGACGTGCTTCCACGGCGCGATCAGGCCTTCGAGGTCGATCAAATGCACGGCTTCCGGCGCCGTGTACGGGTCGGGAATCGCGTACCCGCCGATCATGAACATCTCGACCGACCCGTCAAAGGCGGTCAGGCGCATCATGGGCTTTTCGCCGTTGACGAGGTGATACCAGCCATGGGGTGTGACGGGGTTGGCCGGATAGCGGATCGTCACGGTCACATCCCCGGCCCGGAGTTGCGGGCCTGCTGATGGAACGCGATATCGCGGCCGGTGCCGTCCTCGGTGGCGCGGTTGTTGGTGACGTGGATGTTTGTGTCGCCCGCCTTGACGGGGCCACCTTGGGCGTTCGGGTCGCCCTGATTCGGGTTCGGTGGCGCGGTCGCCTTGCCGGCTACATTCGGGATCGCCGGGGCAGCACCAGCGACACCACCGAGGATCTTGGTCAGCCAACTCTTGTTGGCCAGCTCCGAGCCCGCGGTCGGCAGCACCGTATCCATCAAGCCCTGCACCCCGATACCTGCAGCCTGCGCACCAAACTGAATCGCCCTGTTGGCCAGCTTGATCCCGGTCTGCGCCGCCTGCCCGGCACCCGGAGCGAAGATGTCGGCCGCCGAGGCGGCCATCCCGATCGCGGTATCGATGGTGCCGCCGGGAGTGATACCGACCCCGCCCGCACCCGAACCGCTCGCCGGTTCCACACCACCAATGCGCGTCGATGACGGGCTCCAGGCCTGCGCAGGCCCGGTAGCCCCACCCCACCCGCCGCCAGCGGCCGGAATACCCGCTGTCAATGCAGGATTGGTCAACGTCGGATCGCTCATCACCGGATCGGTACCGCCCAGGGACGGATTACCGGTGACCGCTACGCCAGGACCGGCCGTCTTGGGGTAGAGCGCCCGATAATCGACCGTGGGCCCGATCGGCTGCGGCGACGGTGCGCTCGACGTGCCCGACCCAAGAGGCATGTAGTACTGCTTGGGGAACTGCTTATCGAGGGCACCGGCCGCCGAGCCTCCCAGCATCGGCCCGTGTCCTCCACCAGATTCGAAATTCATGCCGTTGGGCAGCGTCGCGGCCATGTGGCCCTGCTGCCCCGGCAGGGGATTCACACCGACATTGAAGGCACCCGGCTGATATCCGGGCAGGAAACCGAGCTTGGCGGCGCTGGCATCGGTGGCGAACGCAGTGGTATCGAACAGCCGTGCCGGTGAGGACTTTCCGTCGCGCAGCACCTCCACCAAATCCGAGACGGCACCCGAGCAGTCGGCCAGCCCGTTCTGCAGATCAGATGCCGGAGCGTACTTTCCGCCACGCGCGGCCAATGCGTACATCGCGGCGAGGTTGGGATTTACACCCTGTTGCAGCGCCATAGGCCCGATGCCCGCCATGGCAACGTCCTGGGCAACACCTGTGTACTGCGGCCCAAACGCACCCTGGGCGGCCAGGATGCCCATGGCGCCGTATCCGCCCTTGGATGGGTTGAGTTGGCTGACCGCGCCGAGCTGGCCAAGGATCGGGGCCGCCGCCATATTGGCCAGGAACTTGGTCAGATTCTCGGCCAGCCCCGGCAGGCCCTTGGAGATCCCGAAATCCTTGTCCAGTGCCGCGCCGATCTGGCCCATGCCGTCGGCGAGGCCCTGCGTAGAGCTCTCCAGTTTCTTCCACGTACCTTGCTGCGCCTCGGCCAGTTTCATCTGCGCCGAGACGTATGAGCGTTCGGCGTCGGCAACCTGATTGCGCGCTCGCAGTAGTGCGTCCTGATCGGCGTTGCCCTGCTGCTCCAGCCGGATCAACGCAATGCGGTCTTGCTCCAGAGAGTTCTTGGCCCGGATCGCCGATGACTCAGCGTCATACACCCGCATGGGGTCGACCTCGTAGCGACCGAGCCCGGGTCCGCCCTTGGGAGATGAGACCAGCATCCCGGGCGCTGCGGTGGGCGCCGTGGCCAATCCTGGCGGCATGGCGACGGGCTTTGACTCCACCGACCAAAGACTCGGATCGATCGGGGCCTTGGTCTTGTCGTCGTCCCCGGCCGGCGCGATCGGCTTCCTGTCGCCCGCCTGCGGACCGTTATCGACGGCATTGCCGCGCTGGGCATCCGGCGGGGGCAGGGCGGTCCCGGGGGCGAGCGCGCTGCCGAGCAGTGTCCGTGCTGAGTTGTCGCCGGGCGCCGGAGGCAGGACGGTTGAGCCCGCGCCCGGCGCACCGGGAAGGGTGTTGGCCAGGATGTCGGTACCGGGATGCGTACCGCCTAGCGGTGCAGCGTATTGCGGCGGTGGCGGCGAGGAACTGAACAGATCCTTGATCATCGTCGGGATGTCCCTGATGACAGGCAGATCCACAAACCAATCCGAGATACTGGTCTTTAGGTCGGTGAACCACTGATCGACCGTCTTGGTTGCGCTCTCCCATTCGGACTTGAACGTCTCCGTCGCGGTCTTAGTCGATCGCTGCGAGGTGTCTTGCAGATCCTTGAACTGGTTTTTAGCCGGGTCGAGGTCGAGTTTGTTGACAGCATCGCCCATGTCCTCCCACTGCGTGCCGAAAAGGCGTTGCCACACAAGGGCTTGCTGAACCGGGTCATCAAGATTGCGTAGCCCGGTGAGCACCGCTGCAAACGCTTGGTGTGCTTGCTCGCCGCCTGCGGAGAAGCGCCGTCCCATCTCGTCGGCGTTGAACCCCAGCGCCTCGAAACCTTCCTTGGTCGACTTGCTGCCGTCGACCGCGCGGATGCTGAATTCCTTGAGGGAGTCGGCCACCTTGTCGGTGTCGCGGGCACCACCCTCGATGCCTTGCTTGAGCAGCGTCATTGTCTCGCTGCCGGTCAGGCCGAGCTTGCGGAATTGCGTGGAGTACTCGCCGATAGAGTCGAGCCAGTCGCCGGTTACGTCCAGGCCCTTCTGTGAGCCCGCGGTGATGATGTCGAGTGCTTCGGTGACGCTATTGGCAAGGCCGGTGCGCATGAGTTGGGTCGCGGAATGCGCGAGCTCTTGCGGGGTCTTCTCGACGACCTGCGCCACACCTTGGAGCTGCTGAATCGTGTACTGAATTTCGTCATCGGGGGAGTTGGGCTTGATCAGGTTGTTGCGCAGGGCCGCTTGAGCGACGCTGAGGTTGTCCGCTACGGAGGCGCCGAAGTTGTTGGCGTAGGACTGACCGGCGGCCTTGGCGTAGTTGCTCATCGAGGTGTCATCCAGACCCATGCGGCCCTGGAACAACTTGGTGGTGGCCGTGGTGGCCATGCCTTCGGCAATGGCGTTGGAGAGCCGACTTCCGACAAGAATGCCTACGGCGGTCAAGCCCAACAGGGCCGCGCCGATTGGCCCGCCAGCGGTGCCGAGTCGGGCGATCGAGGCCGCGCTGCTCACCCCGTGGGTGAATCCGCCGGAGAACCCATTGCCCATGTCGCGGCCGAGCTGGGCGGCCTGGCCAGCCTGGGCGCGCATGCCGTCAATAAGGTTGGTGTTGTTGCGTCGGCTCGCCTCGTCGGCAGCTTCTTGATACTCGCGGTATGCCCGCGTTGCGTCCCGGACAGCACGAGCCTCGGCGCGCCGCGCGTCGTTGACTTTCTCGGTCTGGCGGATGATTCGTGCGCCGTCGGCGTCGCGGTCGCGTAGCCGCTGTAGTTCGGATTCCTCGGACTTGAGTTTCCCGACGGCCGATGCTGCCTTGTCGTAGGCATCAGAAGCCCTGTCGCCCATGCGCTTAAGGGACTTCTCGACATCCTTGGAGCTACCCGCCAGCGCGTTGGCGAAATCGCGGCCGGCATCCTTACCCGCGTTGCCGAACGTGCGGGTGGCGTCATCGGCGACCCGCTTCCACGACCGATGATCAGCGGCGGCACCGATGGGTATCTGCACGGACATGGTTCACCTCCTGATCATTGGTCGCCAAACACGTTATCTAGCAACTCTTCTCGCGCCGACTCGATGAATTCGTTTTCAGCGGAGTCAAGTTCGTGCTGTCTGCGAGAATCCAGCGGCGATGAGTACTTGGTGTACATGTATTCGTGCGGGGTGCCCGCGTACTGGCTGGCCCGGTATGCCGCGAGCTCGTTGTGTGTCTCGGCGGCAATCTTCTGCATGACCGTCCAGTCGCCGTCGCGCCCAAACGGCGGCGGCGCATGGGTTTTGAACTCTGAGTCTTCGGGCAGCTGGTGGATCAGCGACAGTAGTTGGCGGCTGGAGAGCACCAGGGCGCCGCGCTCATCGCGGGTGCCCTGGTGCCAATCAGCGATGCGCACACCGCGAAAACGAAGATCAGCCTCGATCGCATTGGGCCAACGGCACCACAGCGCTACTGCCTCAATTACTTTTGGAGTCGATCTTTGTCCGCTCCTCCAGCTGGCGTTGCATCACCTTCCAGTGCGTATCGATCTGGCCGGGAACACCGCCCGCGGCGAGGAACTTGGCGTAGATGTCCTCACCCATGAGCGCGATGCACAGCTGCTCGTCGGGGTCGTAATCCTTGCCGTCCTTGAGATACGGATAGACGTTCTGCTCGATGGTCTTGCCGTCGATGAAAGGATGATCGACCGTTTCCTTGTCGAGGGCTTTCATGTCCCGCTGGTAGTCGCGGTACCGCTTGCGCTGCTCGGTATCGAGAAACGCCGGGTTGGGAAGTTCCCACATCTCGCCGTCGCCGAGATCAAAGGGCACACCTGCCATGAATCCGAGGTGATCGGCGGCCTGCTCGCGTGCCTTTCTGGGGTCGACGGGGTGTAGAACGTCCTTGGTGTCTTCGGTGCTCATGGTTGTTCCTTTCGGGCTGGTGGGCTTGGGGTTTCGGGCTGCAATGGCGGTGGGGCTCACCTGGCGGGCGCAGCCCGACGCCCGCCAGGTGAGGGTTCATCAGGCGATGGTCGCGGCGGCGGACTTCGGGGTGTAGACCGAGGCGCCGTTGGTGCCGGTCACCTTTACGCGGAACTTGGTTGCACCGGCTGCCACGCCCTTGACCTTGACTGTGGTGTTGCCACCCGATGAGACCGCGGGCCCATCGAGCTCTGCGGGCAGCCAGGTGGTCCCGTCATCGACGGTGCTTTCGACGGCGAAGGTGAACGGATCACCGGCGCCCGTGGGGTCGGCGAACACGATCGAGGCCTTACCGGCGGCACTGGGGGTGACCGTCGGCGGGGTGTTCGACACCTTGGGGGAGCTCTGAATCGTGGTCCAGCCCTTGCCGCCGACCCATTCGCCATCCAGGCCGGGAATCAGGATGCCCGGGTTGCGCGGATCGGGGATCAGGAAGAACGGGTCAGGTTCGAGCGAAAACTCCAACTCGGCGGCGTCGGCGTCTTCCTTGTCCATCTTGGCCGCGCCGATCTTGGTCAGCTTGCACAGGGGGATGGGCTCGACGGTGTACAGTTTGCCGCCGGCCCGGGACCGTGCGCGCACCAAAAGCAGCTGCCGGGGAACGAAATCGGCTTCCAGCGGGGTGCCGACGAAAAAGTCCTTCTGACCGGCGTCCTCGACCAGCAGGTTGCCGTCCTCGTCCTGTAGCGGCAGGTTGTTGCGCACTCGCTTGACCAACGGCTTGAGCGATTCGATCGGGGTGAACTTCACCGTCTTGCCGATCTTGGTGATGTCGTTCTCGATCGGGAAGTTCGACTGCAAGATCTCCAGCGGACTGACGTCGACGTTTGGTTCGCGCTCGGGGCCACCGGTCTTGGTGTTGGCACCCATGAACAGCCAGCCCTGGTTGGGCTCGGGGTTGGTGCGCCATTCGCCGCCGATCTTGCGCTGCGCGAACAGATCCGGGCGTAGCTTGCCGTCCGCGGTGAGCGGGTTGAACATGTGCGGGCTGATATCGGTCGCGGCGCCGCGGTAGTCGCGGATCAGCACGGCCACCAGTGGGCCACGAATGGCGAACCGGTTATCAACGTCGTTGAATCCGCCGTCGCTCCAGTCAACGCCGGGTGTGGGTTGCGTCATGTGACGCTCCTTTCATGGGTGAGGAACCGGAAAGGGGAACAGATTCCGGCGATTTGGTGCGGCACAGCGCCGCGACGCGATCGAGGGACCGCGACGTTTAGATGAAGGACAAGCCGAGTTCGCAGATCGCCTTGAGGCGAAAGGCGTTGTCGGCCTTGTATTCGCGCAGCGTGGAGAGCTGCTGAAAGTCGATGTAGTCGACGTTGGCGACCGTGCCGTCGGGCATGGGCACATCGACGATCTCGCTACCGAGCAGCATGATCCGCCGATCGGTCTTGATGCCCTCACGCTGCGCCTCGGTGATCGTCTTGCCGAAGGTGTGGATCGACAGGACAGCGGTGCAGTAGAACAGGTTCGCGTCGTAGGTGCCGTCAATCATGTTGACTTGGCGGAACGGCAGCGGATCGTCAGGCTTGCGTTCGATGTCGCAGGGGCCCAGCGGTGCGAGGTGGGCGAGCATCATCACGATCGCGTTGGGGGGCATCGGCTCATGCAGCGCGGCAGTCATCAGTCGGGCCTGTTGATGACATCGGCGGCCGTGCCGCCGAACGCGATGGCAGTCTTGGCCGCGACGGCGAACTCCGGTGTCGGGCTGGTGCCCCCGGTGCCGTCCTCGATCCAGTGGGCTTTGAAGTTGTCGTTGATGACCTTGGTGTCATCGTCACGGCCCTTGCCCTGCTGCACTTTCCACGCCGCGCCGTAGTCGCCGTGATCGACCGGCGAGATGGACTTGGCGTGTGCGGCCATCTCCTTGCCGACGCGCGCCTTCTCGGCTTTGGCTTGCGCCGAGGTGTGGATCGCCTTGTCGATCTCGGACTGCGGCACACCCAACGCGACCAGCGGGTTGGGTCTGCGATCTGTGGCCATCAGCCGACCCTGCGCTGGCAGATGCAGAACACATGGTCTTCGCGGCCGTCGAGGTCGAATTCGAGCACCGCGTCACCGACCATGCTGTGATCGCAGCCCAGGTGGCGAATCCGGTGCGCCGATCGGATGTCGGCGACCGCGACGGGCGCGGCGGCACCGGTGCCGTCAACGGCGGGGATATGACCATCGACGACCGGCAGGAACGCCCACGATTGCCCAGTGGTTGTGGTGGTGATCCCCTGGTTGTCCTCGGCCGTCGACTGCACCTCGAACAGGCAGTTATCGACCCACACAACGCGTTCGGTGACTTGCGGCTTGCGGTACTCGTCCAAGATCGGGTCGCCCTGCCCGTCGAGCACCGGCACATCCCACACGATCGCGAGCCGCTGCCCGCCCAGGGTGTCCATCAGTAGTCACACCTGGGGAAGTGGCCGCGCGCCTTGGCCTGTAGCGCCAGGCCGAGCATGCGGTAGTGGCGGCGTGCGATGAACTTCTCGACGGCTTCACGATCGATCGCAGCCTGTTTGGTGCGATGACCCACCGTCTTGGTGAACGATGAGACCGGGCCAAACTCGCCATACATCAGCGCGTCCCGGGTGACCTCGAATGTGACCACCTTGGCCGCCGGATCATCGTCGGCAATGGCCGGTTTCTTGTCGCGTATCCAATCGGAGACGACCGTCAGTAGAGGCGCCGCCACCAGTTTCTCAGCTGCCGACAGCGGCCGGAACATGGCGGCGAACGCCTCTACGTCAAGGAAGTCGGTCACGAAACTAGTCCGTGGCCTCGATCAGCGCCCACAGGTCGTCCTTCTCCTGTGCCTCCAGCTCGTCACGGTCATACGTGCCGTTGGCCATCAGCCAGTCGACCAGGACGGCCTTGGTCGCGGCCTTGAGCGGCTTCTTACGGGGCGCATCACCCTCGGTACCGGTGGCCTGGCTCGGGTTCCCGGAATCGCCTGCGGTGGAGCTGGGATCGCCATCCCCACCGTCGCCGCTGTCGGTCTCGCCGTCATCGGTGGCATCCGCCTCGGCCGAGTCACTTTCGGGATCGGTCGATTCGGCCGGCAGCTGGGCGCCGAGCGCACCGACGGCGAGTCCGCGCGCGACCTCATCATCGGTGAGCGTGACGAGTTCGCCGAAGAACGCGCGCCGCCGAGTGCCTGCGGGCGTGAGGTATTCCCATGTCGCCGCAGTCACCCGATGTTCTGTGACCTCGGGCATTACGGGGCGCCCTTCAATCCGGTCACCTTCTTGACCGCGTACGGGTCGGTGACGCCCATGATGGGCAGCACCGAAGACTGGACCCAGTTCTGCTTGGTCTTGGGCTCGCGCCAGGTCTCAGTCGAGAGCATCTGCTCGTAGTCCAGGAACCCGACACCGCCGCGCACACCCGCGTAGGCGGTGCCGTTGGCGACGCGGTTGGACCGGAACATCGAGATATCGGCGTCGGCCAAGATCTGCGGCAAGTCTGGGCCGTAGGCGATACGCAGGTCCGCGTACTGCACGGGGTTGACGACCCACACGTTGTAGACGTAGCCCAATTCCTCGACATCGGCGGCCAGCTGTGCGGCGATGATGTCGGCGAACGGGCGCGCGTTGTTCGGGGTCGGGTTGTTGCCGGTCAGGGTGACGTTGCCCCAGTCGTGTCCGGGGATGACACCCGCGCCGCCGAGACTGGCGATTACCGCCTCCAGCACGGCCACGGTGCGCTGATTGATCTTGCGCACCAGCGTGTTTGCCAGCTGTGTGGTCAGGCGGTCCATCTGGGCGCGGTCGTTGCGCCGGATAGCCTCATCGGACATCCAGAACTTGCCACCCCAGTCCTCGGACTTGGCGACCTCGGGCTGAGTGCGCTCACCCTGCACGATCGTGTACTCATCGGACGGGCCGCGCTGTTCCACATCGTTCTTGGTGTACAGCTCGTTGATGCGGATCACGTCGTAGATGATCGCCCCGGCCGTGGTGCTCGCCCCCGAGGACGAAAACAGTTCCGGGGCAATGAACTTCTGCAGCGTCAGGTCCGAGAGCCGCTTGGTGATCCGGCCGGGCTGCTTATATGCCAGGTCGACCGAGATCTTGTTGTCATTGATGACCGGCGCACCCAGCGGGTACGCGACGGGAGATGTTGCCATGGTGGGTAGCCCTTTCCTAGTAGAGGCTGATCTCGGCGTCGGCGCCATCGGCCGCCGCGGACAGTGCGTAGCCAACGGCGACGCCGCTGGCGAACTTCTTGGCCTTGCCGGCCGTGCCGACCTCGACCTCATCGAATGCGGCGAGCGTGCCGTCGGCGGTCACGTAGGTGACACGCGAATTGCCCCGCGCCACACCAACGATGTCGCCGCTGGCCGCGTCGTACTTGGAGACGCCGCACACCCGGCCCGCCGCATCAGCGGGGGCCACGGCGATGTTGCCGGTGGCGGTGCGGTTGCCGCTGATCTTGAGGAACCGCTTACCGGTGATGGCAGCTGTGGCGCGGCCGGTGATGTCGCGGCCGGGCTCGTAGACGCCCACGTTCTCGTTGGTCATGATCTATTCCTTCCCTTCCGAACTCGGCGCGGTGGGCGCGGAGTCAAACCAGCTGAGGTCATTGGGCACCGGACCGTCTGCGGGCTGCGTCGAATGCCCCGTCTCGGCGAGAGGGACCACCCCGGGTGCCAGCGCGGCCAGTACGGCGGTGTGTCCCTCGCGGTCGGCGGCGAGCGCCTGCAAGTGGTGCTCGCGACGTGCCGGGGCGACCTTGCCGTCGGCGATGGCCTGATCGACCACGCGCTCGTCGCCCTCGCGCAACTGCTGTGCGCGCGCCTCGGCGCCCGCCTGCGCGGCCGCGACGGTGGCCTCGTACTGGGCCCGCTCGACGACCGTCATACCGGCCTTGGCGAGCGCGGCCGTGGCCTGCTCCAGACTCGGCGCAGCGGGTGGGGTTTCGTCACTTTCCTGGCCGTCGTCGGCACGCTCTTCGAGCGCTTCGGCGGCAGCAGACAAAATGGTCTCGTCGTCGGCGTCGGCGTCGATACCGAGCAGCTTGGCGAGGCCCTCATTCAGGGTTGCCACAATGGGCTCCTTTCCTCTGTTGACCTCGCCCTTCTCGGGCCGAGGGGTCTTGTTGTGCGCCAGCGGTATTCGTGGTGCGGGCGCGGACTGGCGTCCGGCATAGCGGAACGCCGACAGATCGAACACCGATGCACGCGCGGCGGCCGACTTGGAGTCAGGCTCGGGCAACTCGACGACACGATCAGCGAGACCGGCCTCGACCGCTTCATCTGCGAGCAGCCAGGTTTCCTCGGCCATTACGTCGAGCCAGTCCTCGACGGTGCCCCCTGCCCGGTCGGCGTAGATCTGCGCAATGTTGCTGTTGTGCTGAGCCAGTCGCGCCGCGCTCTTCTCCATATCGCGGGCATCGCCGACACACACCGCCCAGGCGTTGTGCACCATCATCTGGCTGTTGCGGTTCATCACGATCTCATCGCCCGCCATGGCGATCACCGAGGCGATCGAGGCCGCGAGGCTGTCAACCACGACGGTCACCGTGGCGGGGTGATCACGTAGCGCGTTGAGAATGGCGATGCCGTCGAACACCGAGCCGCCGGGGCTGTTGATGCGCACCGTGATGGCATCGTTGTCGATCGCGGCCAGGTCCCGGGCGAACTGCTCGGCGGAAATGCCGTACCACGAATCGATTTCGTCGTAGATCAGCAACTCAGCCGGACCATCATCGGTCTTGGCGGCATTGCGGATGCTGTACCACGGGGGCCGCTGGCCCGCCGTGAGATTCTTGGTCACCACAGCGTCGGGTCTCCGTTCCTCGTGGCCGTGCTGGCGCCACCGGGGCGTGCTCGGGTATGGGTGCGCACACGCACCGGCCCTCCGCTATTGCGGGGCGCGTCAGCGGACTCGTCGGCGGGCTCGAATTCGCCCTCGGGCGCGTTGGGGTCGGGCCCAGGCAGGCCAGTAGCCGAGCGGATGAAGGCCTCAAGACGTGGATCGGGCGTCAACAGTCCTGCGTTGACCAGCATTTGCAGCGCCGCGGCGGTAGCGTCCTGACGCGAACCGATCTCATCGAACACCAGCAGCGGGACCGGTTCGTCCTCGCCGAAATTGAGGTCGACCAGATCCTCGACGACATGCGCCTGTGCGGTGTTGCGGATGTCTTCGGCGACCGTCTGGACCGACTGCACGAACGTATCGGCCTGCACACTGGCCAGCGCGTACGAGCCGCCCTTACCGTCCAGATTCAGGAAGTGCGCCAACGCAACCAGGGCCATCTGGTGGTCGTGGTACTCGATCGCACGGCGCGGGTCCATCGGGGTGCCCGATGGCGACATGATCCCGGCCTCTTGTCCCTCCGCCAGGGCCAGGCCGGACGACTCGCCACCGCTGTACTTAGAGGCGACATCGAGCAGCGCGTCCATGCGCTCTTCGTCCTGAGAGTCGTTCTCGTTGCCCTTGATCCACGGGACGCCGATGCCGTGGCGGCGTGCGGCGGCGGCCTCGATGCGCATCAGCTCGTCTTTGAGCTTCCAGTGCTTATAGGCAGGCCGCAGCAGGCTGTTGCCGATCCACACACCCGGATCGGGCTCGTACGCATACACGACCAGCCGGTTGATGGGAATGATCGAATCCATTGGCCCGCCAGCTGGTATCGCCACTCCGCTCGATGTCATGGTGAACCCGCTGGAGGGGTGTTGTTCGATCGAGGCCAGGCCGCCGTCGCGGTCGACGTTCCACTTGGCGATGGTCACTTGGGGACGTGGGGCGAGCTTGCGCAGTACGGCGCGGGTGTTGGCGCCTTCGCCTTCGAGGCGGTAGACCTGCTCAAATACCGAGTGCCCGTACCGCAACGCCATGAGGGCCTGCTGCAGGTGCTTATCCCAGGAGAACCGGCCACGGGTGCGCGCCTGGGGTTCGTCCTCGTCGGCGGCGCCCTCGATGGGTAGGCCCAGATTGCGGGCGATGAACTCGGTGACCTCATCGCTGGCGCCGTTCTGGCGGATACGCCACGCGGTGCGGCGAATGGGCAGCCCAATTGCCCGTAGCACCGATGAGATTCGGGCGTCCTCGCGGACCATGCGCGTGTAGGTCCACACCGACAGCGGCCAGATCAGGTCGGCGGTCTGCTCGAACTGGTCGATAGGTCCACCCCAGCCGGTCGCGCCGGCCGAGCTGAGCACGTACCCCTGTTCGGTACGCGGGGCGGCGGTCTTCTTCGGTGCCTGCTGATCGGCCATGCTCGCCCCCTTTCTCAGAATGCGGCGCTCATCGCGTCGAAATCGGCGCTATGCCGGTGTGTTTGGTGCTCTCGTGCGGCGCCGGTGCGGGCGCTGACGGTCTTTGCGGGCGCCTTGGTTCCGTACTTGCGAAGGGCCCAGTGCGCCATGGACACGTTCATCAGCGGCATGCCTGCGCCGTTGGGTTCCTCGGCCCAGACGAAATCGCCGCCCGGCAGCTCGCGCATGCTGGCGGTGGCCACCTCGTCGTTGAGCACTGTTTGATCGCTGTGCGACAACTTGACGGCATCGGCGTCTGCCAGGAAACCGCTACAGGACTGCGCGATCTCGGACGTGCCGATCATCAGCGGCTCGATACCGGCGGCGATGAGCAGCGGTTCAAGTACCTGCGCGGTGTTCTTACGGTCGATCACCAGCGCCACCGGATTCCACGCGGTGACTTTGGCGACCAGATACTCGGCGATCTCGGAGTGCGTACCGGTGCGCAGCGGTGCCACCTCGACATGGATGTTGCCGTCTTCGGCCATCTGCGCGGCGCTGATTGACCACACCTGACGGTTCCAGGATCGCCGCACCGCGATGGTGCGGGCTCCCGTGAGCTTCGCGTCGGCGTTCGCCATGTCGCTCCAGTTCGGGATCGGCGAGCCAACCTCGTCCTCGTCGGGCGGGTAGTCGCCGATCCCGAGGTAGTCGGCGGTGAAGATCGCCCGCTGTTCGGCGGTGCGGGCCTTGCGCCGTTTGGCTTCGAGCTCGTGCTCATCGCCGACGACACCCAGGGAGGGGTGCGCCAGGCGGTACGCGTCGATATCGCCGAGCTCGGTGCCCTCGGGTACCGCATAGAGGGCGTAGTACAGATCCGGGGACCGCTTGTGCCCCAGGTTGTGCATCCCGGTGAGGATCTGGCAGTTGGGGTGTACCGAGGCCACCGGAGGTGTTGAGACGTACCAGATCTGCGGCCCGGTCGCCTTGGTCGAGGCGCGGGTCGCGCCGGTCAAGCTCGCTTCGGCTTGCGCGGTGAGGTCGTAGGCCTCGTCGAGTATCAGCAGATCCACTTCGGTCAGACCGCGACCGAACTTGGCGGTGCGCGGCCCGAACTTGGCCTCGCCGTTGCCGAGCTTGATCAGCCCGCGGTTGCCCGCCGAAGTTGGCTCGGAGCGTAGGCGTTTCTTGAGAGACGGGATGCGGTCGATGACATCGACGCAGCGGCCGAATACGTCCTTGGCCGTCTCCCATTCCTGGGCGGTGTAGGCGATTTTCTCCCCGAGCACCAGCATCCCGAAGATGATGCGTAGCACCACGATCAGGGTCTTGCCGTTCTGACGTGGGCACTCAATGCACACGTCGCGGTGCGTCCAGACGCGATCGCCCCACTCGTTGGGCTCCTGTAGCGAGAGCACCGCGCGTAAGGTGAGCCACTGCCAGGGCATGCAGCGCACGCCAATTCGCGATCCCAAGCGTGCCGCCCGGTCGCCCCATGATTCATCGCCGGGGTGTCGGGACTCGAATCGTGGTGTCTGACTGCCCTTCAGGCGTGGCCACAAGCCGATGAACTCTGGCCACTCACGCGGTGCCAGGTCAGATACCGGCGAGCACGTCGTCGTCATCGGGATCATCCGGCAGTGCGGCGCGCTGGCGATAGACCTCGGTGATCAGTTTGCGCATCTGCTCGGCCTGCTGGCGCTGCTGCACCAGCACGTTGTTCACCACCACTTCGACGGTCTTGGCGCCGATCTTGAGCTGTAGCCAGGCCTCGCGGTCGCCGTCCAGTAGAGCGTTGAGCCGGGCGAGGTAGTCGGCGGCGTATCCGGCCTGCTCGATGATGAGCCGCAAGGGGTAGGGGTCGTCGGGCTGTGATAACTCTTCGATGAGTCGCTGGCCGACTGTCTTCTCGGAGGCCGGTTGCCGACGCGTTGCCCGCTTAGCTGGAGTCTTTGCTGAGTTAGCGGTGGCCTTTGCCGGTTTCGTGGCTGCTGTCATCGCTCGCCGCGTTCAAAAAAAACCTGACGGGAGCCTCCGGGGGTCAGGAAGGCCCCCCACCTGGATAATTTCAGGGGGAGGGGCTTTGACCTGCGGTTATGGCGCTTTCGAGCGTGTGTATCGGTGCTGGTCGGGGGCTTTTCGGCCCATCGGCTGGCGATCACCACGACATCACACCTCCGTCGTGTTTGCTGGCAGGGTCGGGATGTTTGCTGCGTGACTGGTCGGCGTACCACCGCTTTGCTGCCTGCGCCATGCGCCACGGTCGTTCGGCTTTGCATCGGGCCATGACCACGCTCTGGCCAGGGTCGATGGTGATGACCTGCGCACCAGCGGATCGGTAGCGCGCGAGCAGTCCCTCGCCGGGCATGGAGTGGATCAGGTACACATCGCACTGGCCCGCGAACGTCAGCGCCGTATCGATCGCGGCTAGCCGTGCAGCCTTGGTGACCGAGCGGACGTGCTGGGGTGGGTCGTGCAGGTCTCCGCCCGCGGGCGTGAGCACCGAAGCGATGGCGTCGTAGTCGATCGTGATGTCGCCATGCTTGGCGTGCTGTCGTACCCATGTGGACTTGCCGGCCGCAGGCGGGCCGGTCACGAGGTAGAGCGTCACCAGTCCATCGCCAGGTTGTCGGCAGTGATGACGGGCGCGGTGGTGATACCCAGTGCCGCAAGGGCTACGGACCATTCGGATGGATGAACGTCGAGCACTGCGGGTCTGTGCGCGTCGTGCCTGCCGTCCTGGCGCTGGCTGTTGCAGATGCCGTGCAGTAGGCGATCGGCGCGTTGTCCGCCGAATGCGCGAGCTTGGCTATGGTCTGCGGCCAGTTGCTTGCGGTCCCAGTTGCGCTCCAGCAAGGGCGTTTTGAACATCGGTAGGCCACACCACCAGCACAGTGTGCCGTCTACGTGACGGCGTAACAGCCCTTCGGCTTGCTGTTGGTGTTTCCAACCCAGACCGCGATCGGTGGTGCTGGCCTTACGGCCGGGCCTCGGCATGTGCGGTGTCCGGCTCGGCCTCGCCGTGCGCTGGCGGTGCAGTAGGTGCGGGTGCGACCTTGACGGGTGCGACAGATGGCTCGCTGCCGTCCTGCTCCACATCCAGTGTCCAGCCGTTGGCGCGGGTAGTGATGGTCATCGTGGTATCCCCAATGGGCTGGCCAAGCTCGGCCAGCGTGCCCGCCTGCGCGAGAGTGACCATCGCGGCCAGGCCCCAACCCTGCCCGCCGGATTGGCGCTTCAGGTCGGGGATATCCGGCGGTGTGGAACGCCACTTACCCGGGTCGGTGTCCATGAGGACCTTGCCGTCGACGGTGATCTTGATATTGCTCATTGGGCTAGGAACTTTCGTAGTTGGCGGGCATCGATCGTCACGTCGTCGGTCTTGCCGACCGTCAGCACCAACAAGGGCGTGGCGCGCTGGTGGTCGGTGCGGTCGTACAGCGTGACGATTCGGGTGCCATCCGGCGCTTCTGCGGCATCCTGGCGCAGCTGTGCCGCATCGGCTTTCGTCAGTACGTCGAATTCGCCATCGATGACCGACTCAAGGGCCTCGGCCCAGAGCTTCGCGGCCTGGCCGATCATTTCCTGTGCTTGAGCCTCTGGCATGCCGGTGGAGCGGAAGCCGGGAATTGGGATCGTCCGCGGGCCCGACTTCTCATCGCCGGGATGTGGTAGTGCGCCAGCTGCGAACGTGCGGGTGAGCAGATCCACCAAGAGCTGATTGGCCATCAGCGGCCAAATCTGCGAAGTAGTCGTCGCCACCACGTTGCCTTGTGCACGCGCACCCGTACCGCCGCGTTGGGCATCGTCGGCGTGGCACCCGCGATACCGTCAAGGGTCTTTGAGTGCCAAGACTTGGCGAACAGCTCGCCTGCGTCTCTGCCTGCGGCCGCGAACCTATGGCGCGCCGCGTCCCGCCGGGCTTGGTCCGTGAGCGCCCCAACCGTCTGCCAACCCTCGCGAGTGAACAACTCGGGGCGCAGGTTTCCGTTCGAGTCGAACGGCGTCCAGCTGTCGCGGCGCAGAAGGCGGCGATACCAACGGGTGATGGTGCGCTTCATGAGTCCCCCCTCGGGCTAAGGGATGAGGTTGGGCGGAATGGACATCGCCCCGAAACGACGAAAACCCCAGCTAGGCTGGGGTTTTTCATGCGATGGACATAGTTGTCCCACCGACATGTTGAGACTCATTTTGCCATATGCGCTGGTCAGGCGTGGACAGCGGCGTGTCCCAATTCTCAGGGAAGGTCGTAGCCGGAGATCAGTAGATGACCAGCGAGGGTTCGAACCGCCGTAAGAACCGGAGTACGTGCCCGATAGGAACAAAGGAGCTTCTGCACGCCCCGGCGGTCCCCGGTTCGTTGTGGTCCGGATCGCCGGTGATCTCAATTCCGAGTGCGCCGGTGCGGTTGTAGACGGCGCCCCCGCTATCGCCGCCATGCGCACAGTACGAGGCGCTGGTGGCTGCCGTCGTCGAGTCGTAACCGTTGATCGTCAACTCGACGCCCGTCGCGGTCACTTTTCCGCAATTGGGTTTGGCGTGGTTATAGCGGGCGACCAAACACGCTGCGTCGCCGACATCAGCGGTGCTGGGGGCGTTGGGAATGTGTTGCCAGCCTTCTCCGTACAGCTTTTTGCCGGGATACATCTGAACTAACGACACGTCGGTGTACCAGCCATTGCGGGGCTTGGGGTAGATCCGTTCAAACCCGACAGCATGGACGTGATCGGACGGACTGTAGACATTCAAGTCCGTGCCATCCGGATGCACATAATGTCGGCCGTCGTCATCACGGAAGCAGTGACCGGCGGTAATGAAGTAGCGGGTACCCGCGTCGTCCCAGGCCGGATATCCGACGCTGCACACGTACCACAAACCGCCCTTGTAAACGTCGAACTGCATGCCCGGCCACGCCCAATCAGCGTCGGTATCGGCATGGGCGCCGGCAGGCACAAGTAGGTTTGTCGTTGTAGCCAGCAGGATGATCAGAAACCCTGCTATAGCCCCCCTGTATTTCTTCATGTCGCGAGCCTAAGCACGGTGGCCGACAAATTTGCCCTGCGACACGACGGGCGCGTCGACCTTGTCAAATTACAACCTTGTAATTTGCTATTCGGTTCAACGGCGTTTCGTTGCTATACCCGTGCCTGCGAGCTAAGACGCCAGGTAGTGTGAGCAGCCATCAGCGCCGCGGCCAGAGCCGGCACGTCCTGCATGGGCAGCACTGGCGGTGTATTGGCAACGACTACCTCGTCGCCACGCGGCGAGATCCGCACTTCGCCCTCGGCCCATGGACGCGCGGTGATCGGCACCGGCACGTAGCGACGGCCAGCGCTATCGGTCTCGACCTCGGGTAGTGCGATCACCACATGCCCCTTGGTCTTGAGGGCGTCGGGCAGTATCGAGGCGATGATGTCGGCGACCTGCGCCTGCGTGTAGAGAACGGTCTCGGTCTGACCTTCGGCGCCGATGGTCACACCTCGGGTTATCCCGAACAGGTTCGGGATGCTCTCGATGACCTCACGAATGGCCTTACGTGCGTCCATTCGCCAGTTCTACGCCGAGAGTCCGACATGACAGCTAGATCGCGGTCAGGATATGGAGATCTGGCGAACACGGGCCGACCCACCGACCGAGACGTGGCGTCCCATGGTCGATGTTGCTCCAAGATCGCGGTACCGCGCGAGGGTCTTCATGCTGTGTCTACCAGCGGAGATGCAAGCCCGTGCTGAAGTGGCTAACTCAATAGCTGGGGTTTTCTCGACATGGCAACCATCTGTGTGTAATGATCTGCCCAGGGGCGCGGTCAGCGTCGGCTGAAAGGGGCGGTTGTATTCATGGTCATGAAGGAGCGTTGGACGATGCCAGCGGGTTTGCGGCGAGCCTCGGCGCTGGTGGCAATTGTCGCTTTGGCTGTTGGTGGAGCGAAGGTTGTCGATGACCACACACTTCCCGGTAGCGGATTCTCGGCGGTCGCGACCGTAGCCGCCGATCCAACAGGGCCAGGCGGACCTACCGGCGGGCCGGGCATGGATGGGGGCCAGCAGTTCCAGCCGCCGCAAATGCCCAGCTCAATGCCCGATTACCAGGGCGGTAACAATCAGCCGCCGATGGATCAGAACTCCGGAATCTCAATCTACAACACGGGATCGCCTGGCGCGCAACAGGTTCCGGGGCAGCAGGCTGGGCAGCAGCCGCAGCAGGCGCAACAGCCCGCTCATGGCACGCAGATCCCTGACTATCAGACGGCTACGCCGTACACGCAGGGTCCCGGTAAAGCGAATCCGGATTACCAGGCACCGCAACAACAGTCGCCACAGCAAGGCCAACAGCCGCAACAGCAGCAGCCGAGCCAGGCGCCGACGCAGAATCAGCAGCCGCAGAACAAGCAGGACGACACCACGCAGCAGCTTGACCAGAAGCAGCAGAAGTGCCAAGCCGCCATGCTGCAAATGGGCAACACCCCAGCCGCAGCGTTGGTGAGCGTCGGCGGAACTGTGGCCGGTGGCGGCGGCCGTAGCCCTGCTTGGTTCGATCCCTGGCTGGACCCGACACCCACGCCGTCGCCGTGTGACGGTGCCTGCCCGCCGAACACTACGGAGAAACCGAGCCTGGAGCAGAGGATCGAGGATCTGGAAAAGGCCAACAGGGCGAAAGACGAGAAGATCGCCGAGCAGGACAAAAAGATTGAACAGCTGGAGCAACAGCAGCATGAACAAAATCAGTGCACGACCGGTGAAAAGATGAACATCGGTATGGGAATTGTGGGTGGTCTGTTAGTCGCGGCTGGGGGACTAATATCGTTGACTGGGGCGGGTGCAGCCATCGGGGTGCCTGCGGTGGCAACGGGCCTGACAATCCTCGGTGGTGGAGTCGTCACTACTGGCGCTGTGATAAACGGAATCGATTGCGCGAATAGGTAATAGGCGTATTGGAAGGGCGGATGAGAACAATGAGGTCGAACCCGAGACTTGTGATCGCCTTAATAGCGGTGGGGTCTATTCTTTTGATAGCTGGATCGATCATCGGGGCAGTTTCGCAGGCGGGTCTTTATCTCGTGCTCGCCGAGGGAGTCGTCGGTATCTACGGTTTGGGGTACGTGGTCTACCTGTACCGGAAGCTGGGCAGGTCGGGACATAGTGGCGATTAAGCTGGCTTGTGCGGTATTAGCTGTAGCCGCTGCAACCGCGGCATGCAACGGGGCGGATTCGCCCGCCGTGACCCCTAAAGCCACTCCGCGGCAAGCATTTGATCAAATCCCCGGCCAGTTTCCGGAGCAGGCGCCTGGGATACCGGGTGCTTCTATTGCGCCGGTGGGTGCGTGTGTGAGTTTGGATGGGCCTAGTACGGCGGCGAAGCTAAAGGTGGTGGATTGTGGTTCGCCGTCCAACGGTTACAAGGTGATTCAGCGTGTTCCGACGCCTGCCGAGTGCCCAGCAGATGTGGATCACAAGTTCTATATGTATCCAGATGAAGGTGAGTTCACGGCTTGTCTGGATTACGCGTGGAGCGCGAACGACTGTCTGAGCATCGGGAAAGTGACAGCGGTTCGTGCGGCCTGTGATGACGCGTCGAAGCCAAAACGTGAGAAGCCACTGAACCTAGTCTTGAACACGACGACGAACGCTGATTGTCCGACCGGTGGTTTTCCGCACCCGGTGCGCCGGTTCACGGTGTGCACGGAGACGCAGAAGTAGCCTGTCATGTGTGGCTGATGGTGTAGCTCAGCGGCGGTGGACCGCTGACGAGCTGGCGGTGGCGCTGGACCGGTCACTATCGTGCGCCCAGGCCGGCCAAAGGTTGGGCCGCACCCGGCTACAGGTGGAGAAGGCTCGAAAGCGGTACCGGGGACGCGATATTGAGCAACTGCTCGCCCAGAAACGTGGTCGCGCTGCCGAGTTAGAGCAGGTAGCCGAGACCGACATCGCCTGCTATGGGTCATGGACACCGCAGGAGATCGCGATCGCACTGGACCGGTCAATATCTCGCGCCGAAGCGGCCCGCCGGTTGGGGCGTTCCTTCAGGGCGATCAAGCACATTCGAGACCTACAGCGCCAAAAGGCCTCGGGTTTGATCCCGGCGCGCGAGTCGCGCGCGGAGCCGATACGGCAGCGCCTCTGGACTGAGGATGAGATCGCTGTCCTGGCCGATGAGTCCCGCACGCCCACGGAGATTGCCGCCGAGTTGGGGCGTTCGATCAACTCGGTGACTGTGGCTCGTGCGCGCTGGTTGGGGCGCTTGCAGGGCAAGGTTCCCGAGCATCTGCACGGAACCTACACCGGCGCGAGTCGATACGGATGCCTATGTCCGCGGTGCCGGGACGCGGCCGAGGCCGAACGGCTACGACGCCAAGAGGCCACCCGGCACACGGCGGTCAACTACAAGGAACCCTGGACCGACCACGATATCGAGATCGCGCTGGATCGCAGCCTGACCGTGATTGAGGCCGCCCAGCGCTTGGGGCGAACCCATAGCTCGGTGCGCGCGCTGCGATACAAGTACCGCGACGCCTGAATGCCGTTGGGCACGAGGTCGGCGACGTACGCGTTGGGGAACTTTGTCGCGTGGTGGGCGTGCCATGTGCTGGTTGTACTTCGGGGATCTGAAATGGCGCGCTTAGTGCACGAAAGGCCCAGGTAGGACCGGTTTTTCCAGTTGGTTTACGGCCGTGCGGCTCGGGGTCTGTTCAACCCGGACGGCAAGGCGACACGCCGACGACCAGCGGAAACGTCCCACCCCTACAAGTTTGAATCTCGGCCGTAGAGACTTTTAGGGGCCCTCGCTTGAGCTTCCAGGGGCGGCAATGCCGCGAAATTCCTGGTTGAGAAGGGGGGTGATGCATGACGACGCCGAATAGAAAACGCGACGGCTGGACGGAGTACGTGGCTTCGTTCATTGTCCAGCTCGCCGCGCGTATCGTCGCCGAGATTGCATTCCACCTCTGGCGCTAGTGCGCCAGCCCAAGGGCCGGGCCGGTTTCCATTGGCAGATGGACTCCGGTACCGGTCCTTGTGGATATTCACACTGACTGGATACCCACAAATTGACGAGTACTCATCAACCGGACCCACTGTAGCGCGGTACATGTACCAATGTTCGTATTAATACATGCCGTGTACACGTTAATACATGCCGTGTACGCAACAGTCCGTGCACTTTACATACGACCGTGTACTAATCCGCACATGTATCCATCACTACACAGCGGCGACCGCCGCGGGGCTACTTAGATAGCAGACCTGCGGATCGGTCGATATCGAAGCATTGCTTGCCCTCTTCCCTCGGGTTTAACAGCGGAGATACGCGGGACAGGCGTCCCGACCCCTACCTGTGGCCCCTGGCGTTGCGGGGCCTGTCCGCTCGCACCGCGCGCACATCGCCAATGCGAACCATCTGATGCCCTTGGGCGTCCCGGCCGCGCACGGGCACCCACCCGTGTCTGATCCACCGCTCGATGGTCGACTGTGGTACGTGCTCGTCGAGGCGGGGGAGTATCACGTCGACGAGTTCGCGCACGGTCGCGTTGCGGTCGTCGAGCTCGCCGAGGTTGCGTGCCAGCACGTCGGCCACCGAATGCGCGGTGTTGCACTGGGGGCACACGATTGAGCCGCTGTGGCTCGGTGCCATGAGTGCGTACCCGCACCGGGTTGAGTTGTCGCTCTTGCGGCCCCGCTCGGCAAGCACCTCGTCGGGTGCCGGGTCGGTGATGCATGGCCCGATGATCATGGGTTCGGGTGGGCGGTTCACAACCCGGGTGATCGACCGGTACACCTGCTCGATCTCGTCGCAGATCTCGGCGCCGTTCTCCTGCAACGCGATATTGGCTGCGTGCCGGTGCAGCCACTTGGCCATGCGCGCTGTCGTGGCGACTGAGTGCGTCTCGTCGCCGCGCCTTCCGGCGTAGGTCACGCGTAGGTCATCCGCGGGGGATTCGGCGGCCGTGCACATCTCTGGGGCGCCGTCGCAGTCGTCACACAGCGGTCCGGCCGCCGAGGTGGGCAGCGTGACGAAGCACCGTCGACACGAGCCCGCCCGGGCCGGCGGTGCCGAATCGAGGCTGAACCGATCTGCCCGCCGCCGTGCATCCGATTCGACGACCACCGGCAGAGGCCTTGGCCGAGTGCGGAACTCGGGTACGTCGAGCCCGCGCGTCTCGCACATGTCGCGGATGGTCGTCGACAGCGCGTTGCGGATTCGGTCGAGTTCGTCGCTGGCGCGTCCGTTGACCCGGCCGAGTGCCAGGGCGTGCCACAGTGCCGCCTGGTGCCGGTCCCGGTGGTCCCTGGCGGTCGGGGTGGTGTCCTTGTCGCGGGGGAACGGCTCGACGTGGCTCACGAGCGTGTCGTCGCCGTGTAGCACGTCGCGGCGTTCGCCCTTGCGTGCACCGTCGCCCAGGTTCGCCTGCCCGACAGCGGTTTCGGTGAGTCGGTCGATCCACCATGGCAGGTCAGCCAGGCGCTTGCGCAGCTCCGCGATGCAGGCCTTGCACACGAACAGATCGGTTGCGCGTTCGCACCGCTTGCACTTGGTCAACGGTTGAATCCCCTTACCATTTTGTCGAATTGGACATCATTTGCCGAACCGCTCATCGCGCACCACTGGCGGCAAACGCGCCGAATGCCTCTGTGGACCCTCGTCGAATCGGCACCAGGTCTCGTAGCCATCGGTGAGCCGCTTCTCGATGCGCCACTCGCCGTCGCGCTTGCAGATCCGCCAGGGCGCGGGTGGACGGTTCGGCTTGAGCGGGGTATCGAGTTTCAGGTCGAGGGGATTGCGAAAGGCGAACACCGAATCGAGGGTGTAGGCCGACGGCGACGGCTTGCGCGGCTCGTCGTGCAGCTGGCCGTCGTAGAGGTACCCCTCGATCAGCGTGCCGTCGGTGAGCTGGATGGCCACGCGCCCGCCCTCTTCCAGCCCGGGGCAGGTAAACCACTCGGGGTCCGTTTTCTGGGTCATCGTGTCTCCGTTCGCATATCGATTCCTGGGGCTGTGGTCGCCGCTGGCGGGTTTTCGGGCCGTCCGGGACTATCCGGTCGCAGCACGGGGATTTTCGAGCGCTGCGCGGGCTCTGGCGGCCCCGGCTTTGGCGACCTCGGATCGGTCAACGTGATCGCAGACGCGGGTGCCGTCGTAGCCGTCGGAATCGCAGATCTCGCACAGTGCGATGGCTGCGAGCTTGGCCTCCAGGGCTGCCTGCTGCTCGGATTCGCGTTCGGCGCGGTGGATCTCGGCTCGGGCACGCCGCGCGTCAGCGCAGGCGCCACAGGGCGCGCTTGTGCCGCCGGGATGCTTCGAGCAGTGGGGGGTCTGGTCCTCGCCCGCGTCTACCAACGCAAGATCCCCTACCAACTGATTACTTACTTGGTGTGGGGTGGCGTGGGGTGGTGTTGTTGGTGGGACAGACGCGTGACCGGACGCGTGAGTCACGGTGTCTGTCACGCGTGACCGACTGCGTGACTTAGCCTTCCGTTGACGTGCCTGCTCCCTGGCCGCAAGTATGTTGACCTTGAGGTTTTCTGGCTTCCAGTCGTGGAACCACCAGCCCGGCTCGCCATCATTTTCGCCTCGGCGCCATAGCTCCGCATCGACGAGTTTTCGTGCTTTTGCAGCGCCTTTCGGCTGCTGTTTTACCCACCATTCGGCCACAAAACCGTCCGTCAAATAGGCCATGCAATGCGATCCGGCGCGGGCCCACATGCCCAGCGCCTCGTCACCGGCGCGCTGCGCCTTGGGGTGCGAGTGGAACGCATCATCGACGGGGAACCACATCAGGGGGTCACACTTCCTTGTTCGTTTGAGGGTTGGCGAGTTCGAGAAGCACGTCGGCGTGACACGCCCGGCCAGGCTTGATCGCGGCCTGTGCCCGTCGCCGACCTGGGGTGCCAATTCCGGGACGCGCAGGGAGGTCGTCGCCTACCCTTCGGCTGTGGCGAATCCTGCAGAACTCTTGTTGGCCAGGCTTGAATCGTGGAACACACAAGACACCAGGCAGCCGCCTGGAGACCGTCGCCAGTTTGGGAGCGACCGCACCGCCGCGCTGCGGCTGCATGAGATAGCCCTGTCGTACATCACCGCGATAAGGGAGCTGTTGGACACGGCCGAACGGTCGCAACTGTTCCCCGTTGGTGACTATCGCGCCGAACTGCTTGCGTGGACTGAGATGGTGCTGGCATACCCGGCCGGATGGTTTAGCGAGAGAGATGCTCAACCGTCGAACTATGGGGCTTTTGACCCGCACTCGTTGCGATTGCTTCGGACTTTGGGGCCGCAGCTCCGACCTCTTTTGCCTGCTTGGACCGAGGAGCAGCGCAACGGTTTTGCAGATGGCGTAGCCGAGTTGGTCGAGACTCTTCGCGACGACCCTACGATCAAAGGAGAGTTGGCCAACTACCTTTTGAACCTCGTGCTGCACATACGACATGTGCTGGCGGAGTACGATCTCCGGGGCGATTTCGATCTCACCCGTGCAGTGTTCCTGTTGAAGGCGAGCGTTGACACTGCTGCCGACAGCAGCACAGACGATGAATCGAAGCCGAGATGGCAGAGGCTTCGCAGGCTGTTCTCGATTACTGCCGCGACGGGCAAGGCTGCGATCGAGACCAAGGATATTTGGGGTCCCCTTATGCTTCCCCCCGGGGCCTGAGCAGGACGCGTAAACAACGCGCGGAGGCTCGGAGAGAACGCTCATGTGCCGCTCAATTCGATGACCTCGGTAGGTCCCTCGGGGAACGCGTCGCGCTGTGCCGTCCGGCATTTGAAGCACTCGCGGGCGATGCGGTCGGTCTGGAACTCGCGTGCGCACCGCATGCAGTGGAATCGGAACCATGTCCGGGAGGTGGTCATGCGCCCGCCTCGAAATCGAGCGGGGCGGCGTGCAGCCGGGTGCGTAGCGACAGCTCCAGGTATTCCCGGTTCAGGTCTATACCAATGTACTTGCGGCCGAGGCGCTGTGCCGCCATTCCGGTTGTGCCGGAACCGCTGAATGGGTCGAGCACGGTGCCACCGGGTTTACATCCGGCGGCGATGCAGCGCTGCGCGAGCTTGGGCGGCATGACGGCGAAGTGCGCGCCCGGGAACGGCTGTGTGGGGATCTGCCACACGTCGCCGGGGTTTCGGCCGGATGGCGCCGTGGCGAAGTTGCTATCGCCCTGGGCGGCGGCAGGATCGATGCCACGACGCGCCGGGGCGCCGTTGGCAGCGCGTTGCGCCCAAGTACGCCCAGGACGGTGCTGAGACTTCTGCCCCGGCACGCACTGCTCCTGGCGGTCCCACGTCAGCGCTGCCTCGCGAGCGGTAACTGTCTTCTCACGTACGGCGTCCAGGTCGAAGAAGTAGCGCCTGTTCTTGGCCAGCATGAACAGGTGCTCATGTCGACCCGATAGGCGATCGGCAACACTCTCAGGCATGGCGTTGGGCTTGTGCCAGATGATGTCGTTGCGTAGCGTCCAGCCGTCGTCTTGCAGCGCGAACGCGACGCGCCACGGAATGCCCAGCAGATCCTTGGGTTTGGCCCACCCCTGCCCAGTCCGGTCGACGGGGCGCGCCCAGCCGCACCGGGTGACGTTCTTACGGTCGTCGGCGTCGGGGCCAGGGTTGCCGCACCCGCTGTAGTAGCTGTCACCGAGGTTGATCCACAACGTCCCGTCGTCGGCGAGCACACGTCGCAGCTCGGCGAACAGCGCGCGTATGTTCTCGACGTACTCGGCTGGCGAGTCTTCCAGTCCATACTGGCCGGGCTCGCCGTAGTCGCGAAGGCCGAAGTAGGGCGGGCTGGTTACGATGCAGTCGACCCCGCCGGCGGGCAGCGCCTTGGCCACGTCGAGGGCGTCGCCGTGGTGCAGGCTGACCGATTCGTCTTGGTAGTAGGGCGTGATCATGCGCTGACTCCGAACAGCTCCAGCTGCCCGACCGGTTCGGCGCCGACGCCGAGGATCGCTGCCAGGCAGCCCCATTCGCGGTCACGCAGACTGAACACGATGTCCATGTGGGCTTTGTCTTCATCATCGGTGGGGTGGTAGTACTCGCGCTGCATAAAGTCCGTGTGCGTCCGGGGCTCGCCGTCGTAGGTCCAGTGGCAGCGGCACCACATCGCGGTGCGCCGATGTTCGTCGAGTTCGGCTTTGTCGATCGCGGCTAACTCACTCAGTAGCTCCGTGGGAATTGTCTTGCGGAAGGCCCGAATCTGGCTGGCTGTCACGGTGACTCGCACGTCACCGCTCATCGGGCTCGTGATCTTGTTGTTGTGGGTCTCGTAGCTGTTCATCCACTCCGGAGCGCCGTCGCGCGGCGAACCTAGATACCCGCCCCGCCTAGACATGTGACACTGCAAGCCCTCTTCGGATAGCAAGGCGCGGCTGATGTTCAGGCCGACGGTCCAGAGCAGCCAGCGTTGATCTTCGGTCAGTGTCATGCGGTGGCCTTGGCTTTCTCGCGTTCCTCGCGGGCCAGCTCATACAGCAGCGCGGATGGCTGGAAACCGTTGCGCCGTAGCTGTTCTGACATGGAGTTGTAGGTGATGCCCATTTCGCGCGCAGCCGCATGGTCGGGTACGCCGATGTACACGTATTCGGACCATTTGAGTACGAACGGTTTTCCGGTCTCGGGAGGCAGTTCGGGGTCCATCCACATCACGTAGTCGCGGGTGGATGGGGCACAGGTTTGTTGGCCGCGAAGGATCTGGCGCAGAATAGTGACGAGCTTTCCCGGGTGACCGTTGGCGGCCGCGATGGCGTTGACGGTCCAGCCGATCGCCTGCAACTTCTCCAGGTGCTCGCGCACGGGGGTGGCGTCGATGTAGCGACGGGAGATGGAGGGGGCGGTCATAGGGTCACATCCGCGTAGAAGTCGCGCAGCTTCACGAATGCTTTGGCGGTGGCCTCGGCGTCGCCGAGGGCCGAATGTGGGCAACGGTTCTCGACCTTGAGGGCGGCGAGTACGTCGGCCAGTCCCGGCAGCTCGGACGGGTCGCGCCCGAGTGCTGGGGCCGCGTAGGCGGCGAGGTCTGCCAGGCGGTGATGCCAAGGTGGCGGGCCACCGACCTCGCGGAGGACAATCGACGAATCGAATGTCGGGTTCGATCCGGCGAAAGTGTTGTCGCGCAGCATTGCCCCGAGTGCTTGCCACATATCGTCGGTCTCGTCGGGATTGAGCATTACGTCATACACACCGCGTTCGAAATAGCGGTTGATGGCGAAGGCCTGGGGCTCGATCGAGACCTTGGACAGGTCGATGTACGGCACGAATTCGAGTGTTTCTCCGGTGTCGACGTTGATGGCCGCAACCTCGATCGGCGCGCACTGCGGGCCGAGGCCGGTTGTTTCCAGGTCTACGACGATGAGGTTGCGGGACATCAGGTCTCCTCTACTTGGTTAGTGGGGTTACTTGCCGAGGTTGGCGGCGTAGACGGGTACGCCGAGGGCTTCGGACAGCTCGCCGGTCTTCTGCGTCCAGGCATCGCGCACCAAGTGCTCATACGGCTTGGGGAACAACCCCAGGAACAGCTGCCCCTGGCTCACGCGCAGGCGCAGCCAGCACGTCACCTCGATCAGCGGGTAGTCCTCGAACGGGCGCGCAGCGAGCGTGATCTCTCGCGGTACTTCAAGTGGCCGGGTGGCGGTGCCCGCCGATGCGGTGACTTCCTCGCTGTAGGTGAGGTGCTGACTTCCGGTGTCGCGCTTGATCTGAGATTTGAATGACCCATTGCTGGATGACTGGATGCTGTCGACGATTTCAACGACCTCGGCGGCCGGATGACTGGTGATCAGGTGTCCGGCCTGCTCGATTAAATCGCCAAACTTCTCCTGGCCGTGGTACTCGCCGTCAGCGGCCTTAAATAGGGTCGCCCAGTCCGGGTCCGCGACGAACTGAAGGGTGAGCAGATCGTTTCGGCGGGTGTAGTCCGCCGTCGCGTCCGTGCCGAGTTCGTTGTAGATGACGCTGACCTGGCCCTTGTCGCGGTTGCCCCAGACGGTCGAGAGGCCTTGGAGTAGTGGCCGGCGGGTGACCTCGGCAAGGAATGAGGCTGTGTCGGTGACGGTTCGGCGCTCGGGTGTGCGCGGTGGGAATGCCGCGGGCACCTGGCCGCGTACGTCGACAACCTCGGTCTGGAGGCCACTTTCAGTGTTCGCCGTCACCAGGTAAAGAAGGCTGTCGGCCTCTACCTGATCAACCTCCTGGACCACATGTGCGGGTAGTTCGATTGCGTTGTCAGACATGGGTATTTCTCCTTTGGTGTTGGTGGTTACCTGAGGCCGTAGTGCATGCTGGCGTTGTCGCGAGATAGGCCGCCCTCGCCGTCGGCGAAGAAAATCGTTCCGGCCGGGTCCTTGGCGGGGTTGCTGGTGACATCGGGTACGAGGCTGACTGCGCCGGACTCCAGCGGCTCGACCTTGATCTTGATCGTGACGGTGCCGGTCTTCTTGCCTGTGGCCATCGCAGCCTCGACGCATTCATGCAGCGCCTTGGTTGCTTCGACCTGCGTGCGGCCCTTGTTGAGTTGGGTGAAGACGACGATGAACTCGGTGATGTCGCCGGGCGCGAGTTCGGTGCCTTCCTCTTTCTTCTCGGTGTCGTTGTCGGACATGTTTATTCATTCCCTTCTGTTGTGGTGGGTTGGTTCAGAACGTCGGTCACTACCTCGGCCTCGGCTTCGGAGAGGTCGTTGATATCGGCGATTTCGCGGCCGACGACAGTGGCCAGATAGGTGAGCGTTTTGACGGTGGCCGCATCGCCGCGCAGGGAATAGCCCGCGTTGCCGAGCAGGCCGCGGATGGTGCCGATGGTCTTTTTGGTGGCCAGAAACTCACCGCGCGAGTTGTATTCAGCGGGGTTGGCCTCGGGTGCTTCCTCGACCTTCTCGGGGGCTGGTGCCTGCTCGGGAGCTGGTGTCGCTTCGGTCTTCGGTTTGTCCGGGGCCTTGGCCTTGATCTCGTCGGTTGTCACTCCTGCGAGCGGCGGGAACATCTCGGCTTTGTCGTAGCCGTCGCGGGTGATCGAGGTGTAGGTGATGCCCATCTGTGCGACATCGCCCGCATCCCAGGCGCCGCGCTTCTTGCCGATCTTGGTCTCCAATTGCGCCTGTGAGACGCCGATGGCGCGGAATCCGGCGATCATGTCCTCGATGCGCTTGGGCAAGGGCACGCCCTCGCCGTTCTCCAGCGTGGCCTTGCAGATGTCCTGTGCCGCTTCGGTGAACCACTTGGGCAAGATGGCGTTGATGCACTCGCGGACAGCGCGAGCACCAGCATTGTTGTTGTTGTTCGTGATGTCACCGAGGTCGGTGAGTTCTTGGCGGCGCCCCTTTGACATGCGGGCATGGGGGACGATGAAGGTGCGCGTAGAGCGGGTGTTGGTCTGCACATCCCACGCCCACGCCTGAACCTCCGACTCGCCCCGGGAGTCGTCGCGGTGCAGTTCGTTGACGCCGTACTGCACGTTGCCCCAGACTCGCGCGAGTTCGCGCATGAGGTGCACCGATGCGCCGTTGCCTCGGTTCGGCACTTGGTAGAAGGCCTGTTTCGCCATCGCGGATCGATTGCACGTATCGCGCATCTCCGCTTCGGCGCGTTGCATGTCGCGCGGGATCTGCTGGGCCACGATGACGGCGGATTGGACCTCGGCGACGGCGCGGGACTGTTCGACTGAGGTGGCCTGGCTGACCGTTGTGCGCGGTGCGGGTGAGATGGGCTGGTAGGGGGTGACGGTCACTGATCGAGTTCTCCTTCTTGCTGGTAGGTGGCGTAACTGGGGAGCGATACCGAGTGCACGTGGTCGCCGTAGCCGGGCCAGTGGTCATCGGCGACGCATTGGGCGTACAGGTCGATGGCCTTGCGGTTGCGGCGCCGGCCGAGGTCGATGTCTTCGGGCTTGAGCTCGACCACGGTGATCGGGTAGGGCGCCGTTTTGGACTGGACGACGAACAGGAACGCGGCGTCGTCGGCGATCTCGCACGCGGCCAGGCCGTCCAGATACCACGGCGCCTGTTGGTGGTAGCCGTATTCGGCTGCGGACTTGGCGAAGTGGCCCGGGTAGGCGCTGGAGCTGGTCTTGTAGTCGACGACGATCAGCCGTCCCCGGCCGGGGTTGGGCAGCCAGTCGGGCCGGAACCGCAGGCGCACGCCCGTCTCCCGGTCGCGCCAGTACCCGGACAGCTCCGGTGTCCCATCGGCCAGTAGCGGCCCGGCGAGCGGGTGCTCGTGAACCCTGGCCGCCATCGCTTTGGCCTTGGCCACCTCGGCGATGTGCATAGGGATCTGACCGGCCTTGCGCGCTTCCTCGGCTGCTGCCTGCCACATCGCGGTGGCGGTGGGCGACTTGGCGGGGGAGCCATCCTTGTTCAGCCCGTGAACGGCCGGATCTAGCTCGCAGATATTGGCGCCTTCGCCCAGCACGAACTTGTGGGCAACGTGCCCGAAGTCGTATTGCGGCTTGGGTTCTGGCGGTTGCCGCTGCTGGTAGTGGAAGATCTCGGGCGAGGACGGCGCCAGCAGTGCACGAGCACCTGACGACGACAAGCTGGTGCGGTCGGCGTGGTAGACCTCATCAGGAATACCGGCGTATACGCCGTCAGCGGTGGGGATTTCGGTGGTAGTTGTCATGCGGCAATCGCCTCTCGTAGCTCTTGAATCCGCTTGATGGTGTGCCGCAACCCGGCACCGTTGAGCGGGGTTATCAACGCAATGGAGAACGGGTATCCCGAAGCGGGGCAAGGCCTGGTCACGGTGTCGAAATGCCCCGTGATATTGCCTCCGTTGGAGCGCCTTACTCGGGCCCAACACACGGGGCAGTAGTACCGATTCACTCGCTAGGCTCCAGATCCTCGACAACCGGATGGATGACCCGCGATGGGTCGAGGGTGAGCGCGAGTTCCGCTGTGATGGGCGAGAATTCGGCGTCGTCAACCGTGATCGCCACTTTCACCGCGATCTGGTCACGGGCCAGTTTCGCCGGTCGGTTCGCGCGCTGGCCAACGATGCGCAGGCCATCCACCAGCCTGAGTCCGTCCTCGCCAGCGAGTCCGTACCTGTATCTGGACGCTTCGAGAATCAGGAACCCGGTCGCGGTATGTGTTGTGCCCTTGGTCATTACGCATCCGCCTTGAGCACGGCGCTGGCTTTGTCCCGGCTGTCGCGGTCGGCGAAAAACTCGACGAGTGCGCCCTCGGCGGTAGTGTCGGCGGTCCAGGCGCATCGCGGGTCTGTACCGGACTCTTTGACGGACTCGCGCCACGCTTTCTGATTGGCGACCAGGACGGCGATGCCGCGATTGACCAATCTCTCGAACAGGTCTGCGATTTCGAGATCAAGGACGATGTTCACGACGCTGGGGGAGCACTCCCGTTCGGCCTTGTCGAACGCGGCCATGAGCTCGTCGAACGTCGGGTTGGGGTCGAATGCGGTGGTGCCGCTTTCTGCGGCAGTGTTCTCAAATGTGCGCATCGACGTTCACCACCCAGCTGTCCGCGGGAACAGCTGCCAGAGCAGTCTTGAACGCTTCCGGCCAGCCATCAACCTCATTGCGCGACACGCCAAACCAGCCCATATCGCCTTTTGCTACCCATCTCCCATCGAGGCCCAGGAAGGCATACGAAGGCCCGATCGAATCGGCCTCAATGTCGGCCAGGCGGGAGCAATCGGTGTGACCGGACTTGGGCGCGTCGGAAGCCCATGACGACTGGCTGGCGAGTCCAGATGTGGCGCCCGGCTTGAGCCGCCAGGCATCACGCCAGCGACCGCCGATCAGCCACCAGTCCCACTGGGACTGCGGGTTATACGTGCTGTAGACCTCGCCGTCGGCCCCGATGTTCTCTGGCTCGCACCATCGAATTTGATCGGCATAGACCTGTTCGTCGGTCCACTTCAACTTTGCAGGAAACCCACCGTTTTCGTCATCGCCAACGAGATAGTGGGCATGTTGTGGATTGCAGCAGTCGGCCAAGTACTTCACCGGGTCGGCCAAGTACTTGGCGTACGGACCGTCCCGATACTCTTCAATCTCTTTGCGGCCCTTGTCGATCAACTGCTGCTTGGTGTATTCGACATAGCGAGGCATTTCGAGGGTTTCATCGAACGGCGCCAGCGCTGCGGTGAGTGCATCATGCAGTTGTTCGGGCTCCAGCGAACCGGGCAAGACCACCGTGACCGTGAAGTGGCTCATGCCGCACGCCCCTGGCTCTGCTGCGGCGCTGAAGCATAGGTGTCGGCGTATGACTTGAGTAGTGGCGCATGGCGTTTGCACCACACCTTCACCGATCCCACGATGATCTGGGCCGACTGATCGAGGCTGTAGCCGCGCGCCGACAGTGCCCGGTATGAGTACCGGATGCCGTCGAAATTGGGCTGCGCGTCCAGCTCGTTGCACACGCGCCAGCCGCTCGTCGTCACGAAGTCATCGGTCACCGGGTCGGCGTGCGAGTCCGGTGACGCCAGCAGCATCGCGGCGAGCATCGCGATAGCAGCCAGCACGACGGTGATCGCGTCGTAGCTGCTCAGCCGGGGTCGGCGGCGCCCGTGCGACCGCCTGCGGATATGTTGGGGCATGCCAAGTCCTCTCAGTAGGATTGGTTGGTAGGGGACGCTGGCGGTTTCTGTTTGGCGACGGGACCGCCAGCGTCTTTATCTATTCAGTTGTGGGACTTTCGATTACGTGGGGATTCGGCCCAAGCGTGCGGTGATGAGTTCCATCCCTCGCGGCAGAATGCGCAAGGTGTAGTGGGCGCAGCTGCCCCATGAGTGCGCGACGACGTGCTCGTGCGCTTGGAAGTAATGCGCGAACTGCGCGTAGTGGTCGTACTGCACCGCGCCGCACGGAGCGTGTTTGGCGAAGATCAGCCGCTCATCCAAGAGCCACTGGCGAAACTCGCGCTCGCGCATGCCGAGCAGCTTGCCCGCCTCCCGGATCAGCCGGGACCCGCCCTGTGCCGTGAGGTAGGTGTCCGCAAGGTCGGCCTTGGGCGAAAGCTCAGCGATCCGAGCGTCCTTCGCCTCGATCATCCGCTGAGCTTCGAGCACGGCGGCGGCGAGTAGGTCGGTGCCCGTGAGCGCGGGCGCGGCCGTGGCGGTTTCAGCCTCACGGGTCTTGATGACGAAATAGGTCTGCGCGGCCGCGATCTCGGGCTTGCGTGGATCGCCATTGAGTGCGACGAGATAGCAGGCGTACCGGGAGAGGTGGTAGTCCTCGGCGGGCTTGGTACCAGTGATTTTGGTGGCGCCAACGAAATTCACCACGGGGTCGGTGCCCGAGTTGTGGCAGGACATCTTGGCGCGGTTGATCGCGGCCGCGAAGTTGCGCCAGTCTGCGCCGTAGCCGAACGGCGTCATGAGATCGCGTGCGGACCAGTATTCGCGACCGTTGGGGGTGAGATGACGCAAGGCGTCGAACGGGGATACGGCGACGAGTGTGCTCATGAGGCCACCGCCGCAGGCTCGGCGCTCGCGTCGACCCTTTCGCCCATAAGGCGGGCGACGCTCACGCCGAGCGATTCGGCAACCGTAGTGAGCTCACCCACAGTGAACGGAGTGCGCCCCAGCATCCGACGAGAGAAGGCGGGCTGCGACATGTGGATCTGACGGGCAAACGAAGATTGGCTATGGCCGGCGCGAGCAATCTCGGCTCGTATGTTGGCCAACATGCGCTTCTCGTTTGTTGCATTCGGCATGCGGATAGTTCTAGTCGGATAGCGACCAAGATGCGAACGCGACACGCCGGGGACTTGCTCTTTTCAGGCCTACTCGATGCGGCTTGAGCTTGTGTTAAGTCGAATAGCGAGTAATATCGTCCGCATGACGACTCTCGTCCTAGTTGACAGTCCTCGTGGTCGCAGTCGTGACGAAGCGATTTCGATCCGACTGAAGCAAGAGCTGGTTGCGTTGGGTCTATCGGTGAACAGGGCGGCCAAAGAGCTTGGTGTAAGCCAACCTTGGCTGTCGCGCCGAACCCTCGGTGGCGTCCGATGGAAGGTGGAGGAGGTAGACGACATCTGCGACAAGCTCGGTCTTGATGCCAACTACATCCTCACCGGTTACCGCTCACTGCCTGACGGCGGTGACGACGGCGGTGCTGCTGGTGCCCCCACCAGGGCTCGAACCTGGGACCTGCGGATTAAAAGTCCGTAGCTCTACCAACTGAGCTATAGGGGCGTGCCGAGACAGGATACTGGTCGAGTGTGCGCGCGAGCACCGAGGTTATCCGGTTTGGGTTCTGAGGCAGTTGTGCCCTAAGCTGGGCGAGCTCCCAACGCGACACGCGTTGTGGGTACCCCGGAGAGATTCGGAACGGGCCCCCATCGTCTAGTGGCCTAGGACGCCGCCCTTTCACGGCGGTAGCACGGGTTCGAATCCCGTTGGGGGTACGCAACCAGTCATACTGGGGGCAGAGTAAGGCCCTGTGGCGCAGTTGGTTAGCGCGCCGCCCTGTCACGGCGGAGGTCGCGGGTTCGAGTCCCGTCAGGGTCGCCAGTACGGCGAGGCAGTAAGTAGTTGGGTCTGCCGTCCGGCCAGGTAGCTCAGTTGGTACGAGCGTCCGCCTGAAAAGCGGAAGGTCGCCGGTTCGATCCCGGCCCTGGCCACCATAAAACCACCTGATAGCGGGTGGTTTTCTCGTTTCTGGGGCGGGTGCTCGCAAGCGCGAATCTGGCCATCTGGCAGCTACGCGCCGATCGGGAAGTAAGGAACGGCTGAGGCTGTAACTCACGCGAGGCGCCACGCGTCGGTTTCCGAGGCCACTGAAACGCCAGCTCGGGCCGGATGCTTCGATTCCGGGGGAAACCGTGTCAAGCTCGAGACGAATTGCGCGCTCCCCGAAAACGCTTCTCCTTGTGATCGGTAGCACGCGTCATGGGACAGTGTGGATAGAGAAGAGAAGGGACGTTACGCACCCCGCGGACGGCGGTGAGCACTGGTCGGGACGACACAGAACCGCACCACACTATGGCGATCCCTGACCTGACGGGAGGGGCGGACACATGCCGCAGCACAGCCCGGGGATGGCGACCCCCAGCGATCACTCAGTGATATGGGCGAGCGCGAGCGCATCGATGCCGACCACCCTCGATCGCCCTCACGACGTTCCGCGTCCGGAGTCGGTCGACGAGATTAGCCGATGGGCCGGCAGCGAGGATCTGCGGCGCACCGAGCTCGTGTATGCGCCCGTGTTCTGGGTGTTCCTTCCCCTCGCTGTCATCGGTTTCCTGATCTACCAGATGATCACCGACCCGACGAGTGCTGGCTGGAGCATCACGGCAAATGGTGCGAGCCGTGATACGTGGCTGGCTTGGGTGCCGTGGCTCGCATGGATCGGCGTCACCGTATGGCTGCTCATCGCCGTCGGGGTTCTGCTGCTGCGGCTCAGTGCGCTGAGGGATCTGCGTGTCGAGAACGCGTGGGTCTACGGGCACGGCGTCGCGCACTCGATCCATCGCGCCTGCATCGACTACGACGACGGTGAGGCTCGCTGGGCGACGTACATCGCCCTCGACCACCGCCTCGATGACGGACAGGCTGCGACGATTCACGCCGCGTTCGAGCTGTGGCTCTTTCAGGCAGGACTGCCGCCTTCGGGCTCCAAGCCGATCTCCTCGGAGACGCTGTTCGGTGAACAGGCGCAGGGCGGCTACTTCATCCTCCACCTGCCGGTGTCGACAACCGCCGGTGAGACCACCGCGCACAAGTGGCTGCTCATCACCCAGCCGCAGGATGACGAGAGGGACGTGATCGTCACACCTGTGCCGATCCCGAAGAAGCTCGCAAAGATCCGCCGCACGCTCCACCGGAAGGCAGCGAGAAGGAGCGCGTCATGAGCGGCCGTCGGATCATCACGCTGCGGAACCTCACCGGGCCCAGCCGGCAGACCAGGCGGTGGATGGCGCGGGCTCGCACTCCAGAGACTCGCGCGGAGATCCGGCGTTGGTCGCGTTGGGAGTCCGTGTCGGTGTGTCTCCTGGTCATTGGTGGGATCTGTGCGCTCGGGGCCCCGCTTGTCGGGGTGGGTCTCGGCGTCTGGGACGCCATCCACGGCGACGCCCCGTGGCTGTGGTGGCTCATCGGGTCCATCGGGGCCGCGTCGCTGTTCCTGCTCGCAGGAGCCTGGTTCGGGTCGTATGCCAGCGACCGGCGGTTGACGGCGCTTTACGCCGACGGACAGTCGGCAGTCGGGCGTGTCGACGAGGTCATTACCCATCCGGGCGGTGGGGATGAGCAGGCCACCTACGAGTTGCTCATCAGCGCAGAGCTCCCCGACGGCACATTGGTGCGTCGCAGGCTCGACTGGGGCGAGGACAACACCAGTTGGCCCATCCCTCGGCGGTGGGGCGGCCGCACCATCCGGTTCCGCCACAACACCCTCGATCCCGACGATCTGCGGGACGTCCGCTTCGACGGCTGGGCAGACGAGACGAACGCAGGCCGCTCATGAGCGACGAGTACGTCGAGTACTGGGTTGCTCGGGCGAAGACGCCCGAGACCCGGGCACGGATCCGCCGTCTCTCCCGGCTCGAAGACCTCACGAACGGCATCCTGCTCACCGGAATGATTCTGTTCCTGCTGATGGCCCTGACGAGGGTTGTGCTCGCCATCTGGTTCTGGGCCCCCGACGCCGGTGACTCGACCATCTTCCTCTGGGTGCTCGGGATCACCCTCGGGGTGACGGTGACCAGCGTCTTCCTGAACAGCGCCGTCGAGACCCGCCTCTCCCAGGCGAAGTTCGCCGACGGATATAGCTCCGTCGGCGTGATCGACGCTGTCCGCTCGTGGGAGGGAACCGACGGGGAAGGCTCTCCCACGACCTTCTACGCACTCGCCGTGACCGCCGCGCTCCCGGACGGGGATACGATCCGAAGGCACGTGGACTGGAGCACCGACAGCGGATCCGGCAGCTCGGACACACCCGACGAGACCTGGGTCGGGCGACGAATCAGCTTCCGCCACAACACCCTCGACCCGGAGGATCTCGCAGACGAGCAGTTCGCCGGCTGGCCGGATACGGAGGTGGAACGCTCATGAGCACAAAGGATCGTAAGGAGTCGCTGCTCGAACGGGTCGCGGAGAGGCTGCTCGTCGGCTCGGGGCCGGAGGTGCCGTTCCTCGTCCGTCACGACTGGGCGATCCCGGCCGTCGTGTTCACCGGATGCGGTCTCTTCGCGGTCCTGGTGCTGGTCGCGAGCTTCCAGGGATGGGGAAGGGTGCTCATGTGGACCGTCATCGGGATCGGCGCGCTCTGCGTCGTGCTGATGATCCCGACGTTCGTCCGGATGTTCCGAGCCACCCGCGGTCCCTTGCCCGCGCTCGACCGCACCCCGCGGACAGCACGAGTGACCCTGCGTGCGGACGACGCGGACGGCGGGCAGACGATCCTCGTTGAATACCGCGATGAGCACGGACAGGGGCACGACGCGGAGCTCGCCGATGTCATCCATGAGTCTTGGGAGGACCGGTTCTGTCCCGGCTCGCGGTGGCAGGTCTACGCGTTCCGCGATCCCGAACTGGCCGACTCGGTCGTGTTCCTCACCGAGGCCCACGACGACGTATGGCGGGCCGGGTGGAAGCTCGACGGCGTCCGCATCGGCGGTGAAGGCGGCCCCGTCAAGCCCGGACCGGGATCGCCGTTCCTGCGCGCGGGCTCGAAGTGGGAGTTCGCCGCCTCGTGACCGGCACACCGCAGAGTCGCCGACCGCACCGGAAGCAGGGACCGAACGGTTCGATCTGGACCGACGGTGGGACGTGGTTCGGGCTGTTCCTGATTGGCTCGGTCCTGCTGAGCTGGGGCATCTTGTCCTTGCCGCTCGACGGGACTGTCCGCGGCGTGATGCTGTTCTTCGCCATCCTCGTGGTCGCGATCGCGTGCGGCGTCGGGTGGCTCCAGGCGATGTCGAGCACACCACTGCCCGCGCTGGACCACACCCCCCGGGTGGCGCGCGTGCGCGGGATCCGCGAATGGGACCAACCCGACACCACAGCGGAAGCACAAACGAAGAAGGTCATCGTCGACTACGACGGAGCCGACGGGAAGACACACACAGCCTGGCTGGGCGATCTCATCAACGAGGCGTCGATCGACCGGTTCACGCCCGAGAGCAGCTGGCACGTGTACGCCTTCGCCGATCCGGAGTTGGCCGACACCATGGTTCTGCTCACCGAAGCACACGACGACGTGCGACGCAGCGGCTACCTGATCACCGGCCTCCACGGCAACACCGAGTTCTCAAGCCTCCAACAACCCGCAGCAGGGTCGCCGTTCCTAAACGGGAAGCGCAGGTTCGTCTCGTGAACCGCGACGCCACAGCGTGGATGGCCCTGGCGCGGACGCCCGAGACCCGGGCGCGGATCCGCCGGTGGGTGTTCCTCAAGCGCGTCTTCTTCGGGCTGGCCTGCCTCGGGTTGACGGGGTTCGTGATCACCGTCGTCGTGGCTGCGATCCGCGAAGTCCTCGGGAAGCCGGGCCCGTGGTGGGTCTTCCTCGCAGCCTTCGCAGTACTCGTGGTGTCGATCCTCCCGTGGTGCCTGGCCTCGTTCAGGCTCGACGTCGCACGGTATGCCGACGGTAAGGAAACCGGCGGCACTATCACCAAGATCGTTGTCGATGAACACACGGATCCAGAGGCACTGCCCGCATACGACATCACGATCGCGGCCAGGCTTCCGGATGGGGGCATCCGTCGCACCTGCCGGGTGTCTGAGCGCACGGCGCCGGAGCTTGGACAGATGGTCCGGTTCCGCCACAACACCGGCGACCCGGACGACCTGAAGGATGTGTTGTTCCTCGGGTTCGTCGATGCACCAGATCCCGCAGAAGGCCCAGTGACATGAGTCGCGCAAAGAACTTCCTCGGCGCTCTGTTCGGGTGGCGACACCGCCGCGCCGAGCGTGCTCGGAGTATCCGGCTCACCGGGCCGCGGGTGCGGGCGAAGGTGGTCGAGGTGAAGCGCTCGAAGGGCAGCAACGTCCACGCGTACTACGACGTCATCCTGCGCTTCACCGACTCCCAAGGAATCGAGCACGATCACAAGGCCATGACGCGCACCCACAAGCCCTACGTCGGCAGCAAGCACTGGATCCGCTACGACCCAAAGAAACCGAACCGAAAGTCCACCTGGTTCGTCGACTGGGAACGGCGGCGGTGAGTAGACGGAGCGCGGCCCCCAGGGGCGCGGGAGATCGTGCGTCCGTCACGGGGACGGCACCGCTCATCCTGGGCGCACTGTTGTTCACGGGGATGCTTGCCCTCGGTGCGACGACCGGCAACGTCCCCGCGGAGAACAAGGCGCTCTTGTTCGCGCCGGTGTTCTACTCGCTGACCGTGATGGGCGGGCTCATCGCTTCTTTCCCCGGGTTCAGCATCCTCGAGACCGTCCTGCGCCGCCGGCACGATCCCGAGCAAGGGTGGACTCGCGCGGCGCTGACGATCCTGGTGTTGATCTCCGCTCTCTTCGTCGTCGCGTGCATGTTCGCGCTACCCGTGGTCGCACTCGGGGTCGCCGCGAACGGGCTTGGAGTGGGTATCGCCCTGCTCTGGTCGGCGCGTGGTCCGCGTGACGGCTCTGGTGCGTTCTGGGCGTTGCTGTGGGTGTCGCTCGCACTGGCAGCCGTCGCCGCGGCATGGACCACAGTCGCCATCCTCGGTGCGCTCAGTTGAGGCGCGAAGGCCGGGTGCGCCCGCGTCGATATCGTGGCGTGTATGGGTGATGGGCAGGAACCAGCGGACGTGGAAGCGACTGCGGTGCCGTGGCCACCGCGCCGCCGCTGGACGTTCGGTGTTCTCAGCGGGGTGGTGGTGCTGGCACTTTTCGTATTCGTTCCCGGCCCCGTCTCGGGGATCCTCAAGGCGAACAACGCCCGTCAGCTGGTTGACGACGTCTCCACCGGACGCGCAAAACTGCTCGCCAAACAGGACGAGTTCCGGCCACCGCTCGCGAGCTTAGGAAACCCGGCGCGCTCATGGACTCAGGTCTCGTGTTGGATGTCCCCGCGCTACAGCGATGGCGACGGTGAGCAGGACGTGGTCATGTTCTACTGGCAACAATGCGCGCTCCTGGCCTACGAGATCTACGCGCTGCCGCCCGATGCCGGTGACGCAGCGCAGGTCGCACAGCGCCTCCGTGGCCACTCTGCGGGTGAACCCTCCTGTGCCGAGCCACTCTTCGACGTGCTGACCCCCGACGTCGGTGCCAGCAGGATCGACGAGTTTGCGACAGGTCTCTGGTGGATGAATCCCGAAGGAGTACCGCCGTCTCATCAGCCGGACCGCTGCACGATGCCCACCCCGGACGACCCCGACACTGCACACACGCAAATAGGTATCGATGCCCGATTGGGCGCGGACGCCTACGTCGTCTACCAGGTCCGATCGCCAGTCAGCATGGTCGATGTGGGCTGCGACCGGCGACTGTCCTGGCTCGCGCCCTGCCGGGGAGAACCGGAGGGCTTCCCAACGCTGTGA